AGATACTGCTGAAAGAGACCGAGGCTATGCACCGGCATACTGCTGCCGGTGTGGATATGAAGAAGGAGGAACTTCGGCAAGAGATTGCAGCTGCTCAGGGCAACTTCACTGAGATGCTCAGGCTTGAGGATCAGTTACTCGAGTACTTGAAGACGAAGTACGGTGAGCGGTCTAGAGAGTACCAGCGTGAAGCTCTACACCGTGTAGAGATTGCCAGGCAGGAGCAAAAGGAAGAGGCAGCAATCGCTGCCGATGCAGCAAGGACTCAGCAGTCTATTGAACGCTCTCAGGAGCGTATGGCCCAGCGTCTGCGAGAATTTCAGACCGGCGGCACTAAGATGAGCCTGTTGGATCTGTTAGGTTTCAGTCAGGCAGACACTAAGGCCTTCGAGGAGCAGCTTAACCAGATCACAGAAGCTCATGCTGAGGCGATGGCTGCTATCAAGAAGCAGCAGGAAGCGGCAGTCAATGACCGTGAGATGAAGACTGCTCTAGATGCCGAGAAGAAGGAGCTTCAGAGCTTCGCCGAAGAGGAGCAGAAAGTCCAGCTACAGATGGCTAGCGCCACTAAAAAAGCCTGGGAAAGTGTTACGGACTCGCTAGCATCTGAGATCGGTACCAGCTTTACCAAGATGGTTACCGGCCAACAGACAGCCCTACGGTCGCTCGGGTCCATCATAGAACAGATGATCAATAAGGTAGCGACCTGGTCTCTCAAGATGGTCGGTCGCTGGATTATTGACCGCATGGTCGAATTGCACACTTCTCAGGCGGTGGAGGCAGGCAAGACAGCAGCTACAGCTGGAGGAACGGCAGCACGATCGGGAATTCAGGCAGCTGCCAATGCTAAGGACAACTTGGGGTTCTTCGGACGTCTGATCAAGTGGATCCTAACAGAGCTCGGTATGACCGATGCTACAACTACGGGAGCTACAGCCAGAACAGGGGAGCAAGCAACAGCAGATGCCACAACAAAGGCCGAGGCAGCTACTACGGCCGTGAGTCAAGCCGAGTCTAACGTAGGCGTAGCAGCTACTGGAGCGGCGGCGAGCGTTGCCGCGATCCCGATCGTCGGGTGGACGATGGCCCCTGAAGTAGCTGCTTCGACAGCTGCAGCACTCCAGCCCTTCGTAACGATGGCAGCTCTTGACGTAGGTGCATGGGACATTCCTCGTGATATGATCGCTCAGATTCACAGGAACGAAATGGTCGTCCCGGCAGATTTTGCTTCGGGCCTTAGAGGTCAGCTCAGTGGTACAGGGCCAGCAAATCCAATTGCACTGAACTTCTCACCTAACATTTCGATGGCGGGAGGAGACGGGATTAGTCGAAATTCGGTTCAGACTATCATGTCAATGGCATCTGCTCAAATGTACGGCTACGTGAGGAATGTATTTAGGAACGGTACAGTAGTCTTGCCGGGGAGTCGCTTGGCATGAGCCTGAGAGCGTTTGAAGGGTTCGACCATTACGGCACCAACAGTGACTTGCTGTCACGTGAAGGGGCTCTGACCTGGACGTTCCAACAGACCATGGGTGTCCTTAGCGGGCAGGCTACAGATTCCCGATTCAATTACGGACAGTACTATACTGTCGGCCAGAATACCAGGATGTACGGCAACTTCAACATCAGCATGTCTGTCGGCTGTGTTGGATTTGCCATGAGGATGGGTACCTCTGGTAACTCTAACGGTGCCTTTCTTTTCCTCGACACCTCTCACCCTCCAGGAGCTGTTACTCTAGGAAGTGTTGGGTTCGCTTCTCTAAGCGGTCAAATGTGGATTGCGGATCACACAGGTGCAACGATAGCGTCCTCGCCTAACGGTGTGTTCCCTAGCGGCACCTGGTTCTTCCTGGACATTAAGTTCACTCCTGGCAATCCAGGATCTATGTCTGTAAGGTTAGAGAATCAGCCTGTTGCAGGTCTGACTGGCGTGTCTGGCAACTTCGCTAGTGGATCGTCTAACACGTTTAATGAGTTCGCGTTCAGCACACCTGTTGGAGTGTTCGGGGTTGACGTTGATGACTTCCACTACAACGACTGTACTTCAACCGATCCGGGAACGTATCCCAACAACGACTTCATGGGCGATACAAGAGCACTGGCTCTGTATCCTACGTCAGACTTTAGTGTGAGCTGGACGAAATCGACCCCTCAGTTCCTAGATACTAACACCGTAGGAGGGTCTTCGTCTACGACTACTATAGGTCATAACGTTGTACAGTATTACAAGATCGTTCCTACTCATACTGCCCGATTGAACCAGATCCTGTTTGATCTGAATGCGACCTATACAGGCCATGCAGTTGCAGGCATATACACTGATGTCAACGGTGCTCCAGGGGTTCTGTTAGCACAGAGCGCTCCTATCACTAACGCCGTTGTAGGAGGTTTTTGGTACGGGTTCGATCTGTCAGCTGCAGCTCTGACCATACACAAGAACGTACCGTACTGGGTAGCACTTAATACTGATCAGAACTTCTTCTGTACGGTGTACTTATCGCAGATTCAGGCTTCTCAACCACTTACCTATACTGGCACCTTGCCTGCTAGTGCGAATACTACGGGCCCTGGTAGTGGCATTGGAGCAGCAGCGGCAATAGGGATGATTGCGGTTGCGAACTACCAGAATGTAGGCGAGAACATATTTGACGGGGACGAATCCTACAACTACACTACGACCATTGGAGCAGAAGACCTATTCAACTGCGATTCTCTTGTCAGTACTACCCTGAATATCCTAGCGGTGCAAGTGATTGGAGCATACCGAAAAGACGACGCTCAGCAGCATACACTAACCCAGAGGGTTAGAAGTGGCACAACGGATGTAGGAGGTCACGTTATAGCACTGTCGTCGAGTTGGTTCTACTCGTCCGACATCTACCCAACAGATCCTGCTACAGGAGCGTCGTGGAGTGTATCGGGTGTGAACACAATGCAAGTCGGTTACAGGTTAGAGTCGTAGCGGTGACATGAGTGGAGCAGGCGCATATGGAATATCTGGCCAGACCGTCAATACGGTTCTATCCATTGGCACGTCTTTTGTTCATGCCGGTAGGATCGATGCTTCGGTTTTGGTTTCAATCAATCAGACGCCTCAAGCTCGAACGGGCTACATGGTCATTGAGGTACTTGCCACTCAGAATATCCCGATCGTCAGAAGGTCGTGTTCGGGAATAGTGGTGGAAGCTCTAATCCCCTCAGCCCCGAGAGTACTGAAGCCGGTATATCCACCACCGCCAGGTACTGACGTGGGTCCTGATCTATCTAGTGGCCCGCAAGTAACTGGGTTGACCTATAACGTCTTCAAGCGTGAGGTCTTCAACGCTGGTGTGTATCAGGCAGCTAGTGGACGAGAGGTCCGAGTAAAGTTCTGGGACGGCGTGATATGGGAGTGGGATCTGACGTATAGTTACTTGCCTAATGACCGGACAGGTAGACATCCTGGAGCGACGGAGAGCGACTTCCACGCAATGGTTGCATTCTTCCTCGAGACTCGTGGTGGTCAGATGCCCTTCACGTTCTACGACCCTGACGACAACTACATCAAGGGACAGTTCATTGGAACGACAGATGGTATAAACAACGTCTGGATGATACTGAGAAGTCTAGGCACGACGTTGAATGAGATCGAGCCTATCGGCTACCTGAACTTCTCTATCAAAGGGGGATACACTCCTCCTCTGCCTCCACCTCCGGGCTATCCGGTACTGTACCTTGACGGAGTGCCACAGAACATCACTACGATCGATTACATCACGAACGAGCTGGGCAAGCAGCTAGTACGTTTTAAGCAAGTCCCAGCTGCAGGTCAGACTATCACGATGGACTTCCACTACATGTTCTTTGCGCGATTCGCCGACCTGATGTACGAGTTCGAGGAGTTCGTAAGCAAGATCTGGTCGGCCCAGAAGATTACTCTGCAGTCAATGAAGTCATATACCAAATGGTGATGGTGATGGTGATGGTGATGGTGATGGTACCATGAGTGGCGTAATTGCAAGGCCGACGTCGGGATCTCCCGCTCCTAGGGTACCATTCTCGCCTATCATCTACCCTAAGTTGAACCTAGCGTTCAGTGTGATCAAACGTCCTGTTACTGCAGCAGGCGTATCACAGGCAGCAAGCGGTCGCGAGTCGCGTGTGACATATTGGACGTTCCCGATGTGGGAGTGGGATCTTACCTACGAGTACTTGCCCGATGATTCGGGACCGTGGCAAGCTGGCAAGACGAGTAGTGACATCAAAACCTTGATGGGCTTGTATGGACAAGTAGGAATGCTTCAGCCCTTCCTATTCGAGGATGATGACGACAACTCCATCGTGGGTACTGGCATAGCCTACGGAGATGGAACCACTCAGTCGTTTGCTATCACTCGGGCGTACGGAGCAGGAGGCTTCTTTACTGTCGAGCCTGTAGGTTATGTCAACACTTCGCAGCCTATCAATGTGTACCTTGGTGGAGCACTTCAGGATCCCGCTACTTGGGCAATTGATCCCACTGCGCCGTACAGTCAGGTACTGAATTTCGCTAGTGCTCCAGGCAGCGGAGTACTGATCCAGATGGATTTCCACTTTTACTACCTCACAAGGTTCAAGGATAACAGTCTGGAATTCGAGAAGGTATTTAATCGACTGTGGACTATCAAGCGCTGCACTTTGATGAGCCTAAAGGGGTAGGGGGCAGGTAGGTTATGCGCTCAGCAGCTAACACTATGGTAGCATTCCTGCTCAGCAAAGAGCCATACTACATGGCTGATCTTTTCAAGATCTATTCCCCACTGTACAACCAGTGGATATTCATCACCAGCTTCGACCAGAACATCTCGTTCGGATCCGACACCTGGTATGCTCAAGGACCTTTGCTAACCAGGACTTCTTGGTCGATCAAGAACGACCTGGAAGTTAGCACGATGGATATGAGCATTGCCTCTAGCGGCCAAGATTACGGTCCAGGCAATATCAAGCAGATGATCCACAATGGCTTCTTTGACAATAGCGAGATCTGGCTGCAACGAGCCGTTATGCCTACTCCTGGTGACACATCGTTAGGCCTTGTGGACCTGTGGTTCGGAGTAGGAGGGAAAGTATCTGGAGGGGCTAGAGGTGTTCAAGTAACATGGAATAGCCGCAACGCCAAGATGCTCCAACAGATGCCGAAGAACAGATACGAACTTAACTGCATCTGGCCCTTGTATTCGGTAGGGTGTACCAGATTGGCAAGCGCCTTTACTTGGACTGCTACAGTCGACCACGCAGATCGTCTCAAGATCTTTTGGACGAGCGATCCTACCGGCGGTTTGGCTTTGCAGTTTAAGGATGGGTTTGCCACGTTCAATTCGGGTGCAGCTGTAGGGCAGAGGAGGTCTATAACGAATTGCGGCTTTGATGGAGTGGTATTAGCGTCAATGCTGTATACTCAGCCGAACCCAGGAGATACGTTCAGTGCAACGTTTGGGTGTGATAAAACCAGAGGGTCTCATGGCTGCGCGTTCTTTAACAATCTGCAGAACTTCAGAGGCTTCCCGTACATCCCACCTGCAACGTTCTCGATCTAACGGAGACAAACTGATGGCACGAATCGGAATAGCACCGCCTGATGCGGTATTTGACCCTCATGTTACCGACCCCTTCATGCCTGATGTAGAACCGGCTACTATACCTGTGACTGCAGAAGTCGAACGGGTCCAACGCTTGGCGATCTTGAAGGAAGCCTGGTCGTGGGATAAGACCCCCTACAGGCAGCAAGGCGACATCAAGGGACCGAAAGGTTGTGTCGACTGCTCAATGCTCCTAGTAAGGTGCTGGGTAGACGCAGGGATCTTCAAGCCTTTCGATCCTAGACCGTACTCTCCTGATTGGCACCTACATGTAGGAACAGAACGGTACCTCGGCTGGCTGAACGAAATGGCCGTGGAAGTAGAGAGGCCCAAGCCAGGAGACATTGTGCTGTGGAGGTTCGGTAGATGCTTTTCACACGGCGGCATTGTGTTAGACGAGCATAAGGTCATGCAGGCGTCATCTCTGCACAGGGTTACGTTCCCTGAGATGTTGAGTGCTTCGTGGCTATGCTATCTGAGGGATGGTAAGTCTCCTCGGCCTACTAAGTTCTTCGACATCTGGGCTCGTCTGCGCGAGAAGTACGGAGCGAACTAACAATGGCCGGTCTGTTTGGTTCGACTTCGAAATCTCAGTCGCAGCCTGACTACACGACTATGCAGATCCAAACCAGCACTGCTGGTCTCCCTATTACTTTGCTGTGGGGTACTAACAAGCTGGCTCCTAACCTGATTGACGCTAGGAACTTTATAGCCTGGCACAAGAAGAGCGGTAAGGGTGGTAAGGGAGGAGGAAAAGGAAGTTCGACGACAGAGTACTACGCTTCGATCGTGTTGGGCTTGTGTGAAGGTCCGATACAGTCCGTTGGTAGGGTGTTCTCCAATAACAGTGTCACAACTCTGGCTACTCTGTGGCTAAGCTACCAGACGGGTACTCCTAGTCAGCCAGCAACCATAGATGATATGGCCTATGCCAATACTGCCAATCTGTACGCAGCCATTTTTGATCTGGGTACATCCGCTACCTTGCCCTCTATGAACTTTGAGATCATGGGTGTAATGACAGGGTCCATACCGCCTAGGCCGGATGGATATGACGTGTCGCACGACGCTAATTTTGCAGACATCATCTGGGACTTCATCGGTAATCCCCGCTACGGCCTAGATCCTGATATGCTGCCTTATGTTGATTCGACCACGCATGATGACTACAAGAACTATTGCCAAGGGCAATGCCTCATGGCATCTCCTATGATCGACTCTCAGGATCAGGCCTTGTCTATATTGCAGCGCTGGGCTACTCTATCTAACACCTGGATCTTCTGGTCAGGAACGGCTCTCAAGTTCAAGCCCTTATCGTGGTTCCCAGTTTCGGACGGGCTTGTCTTCTGGAATCCCGACATAAATCCCATCTACGACCTGGGATACGACGACTTCGTCTTTGAGAGTGCCAGCAAAGATCAGGATCCTATCACGTTCGAGCGTCTCGATCCTCGTGACGGTTACAACCGTGTAGAGGTGGATTGCATAGACCGTAACAACTACTACGACTCGAACCCACAATACTGGGAGGATCTAGCTTCAGTTCAGGAGTTCGGGCAGTTGCAGTCTCAAACGGTCTCGGCCTCAGAGATCTGTGATCCCAACGTGGCCAAGGTGATTGCCAGCTTGGTTGGGCAGCGGATGACGTCGATCCGCAATACGTACTCATTCAAGCTGGGCTATTCTTATATCTTGTTAGAGCCAGGAGACCTTGTTACCATTACTGAGCCTAACATTGGGCTGGTTAGGTTCCCCGTTAGGATCACTGAGGTCGCAGAGGACGATAAGGGCAATCTGGACGTCAAGGCTGAAGAGTTTCCGTATCCTGTTGGCGCTACTGCGTTTGCTCCTGACTTTGCTACGACAATGCCTAATCAGCCGGTTAGCATCTTTGATCCTGGCATTGATCAGTATGCTGATCCCGGCGATGTCAATCAGCCTATGATCATTGAGCCGCCTGCTAGCGTTACCGGGGGACCGCCTGAAGTCTGGATCGGTGCCAGTGGCGGCTCGAGCTGGGGCGGAGCAGAAGTTTGGCTCAGCATAGACGGTTTGAACTATGCAGACTCAGGGACCATATCTCAACCGACTGCACAAGGCGTCCTGCAGAACCCTCTGCCGATGGCTACAACGGACCCTGATAATACTAATACGCTGTCTGTCGATATGCAGATAAGCGGTATGGCTCTTCCTACCGGCATCACTCATGGGGACGCGGATGCTGGCACGACGGCATCCACGATCGACGATGAAGTACTATCCTGGGGTACTGTTGCGTCTACAGGTTCAAATACGTACAACCTAACGTATTTGCGGCGGCCTCAGTACCAGTCTGTCAATGAAGCACATCTCGCAGGTGCAGTATTCTCCCGCGTTGATCCTTCTGTGGTCGTGAAGTACAGCCTTCCGACAGAGTGGATAGGCAAGACCATCTACGTCAAGCTGACTAGCTTCAACACGTTCGGTCAACGCCAGCAAGACATTGCAGATGTTACAGCTTACACCTATACGCCTAAGGGCACTGCATACACCATCAATCCCCCAACTGGCATCGCACTAGAAGCTAGTACTGTCGTACAAGGCGACGGGTCGTCCTTGATAGATATGACTACTAGCTGGACTGCATCTACTGGTCCAAGTCTCGGCAACTATGAAGTGCAGTACTCCAACGACAGTGGTGTGACATGGACTGCTGCCGATGCATCTGTAGGATCAGCCTCTACGAGCTACGTTCTAGCGCCTGCTGTTCCTAGCACTAACTACCAGTCGAGAGTCAGAGCTATCAGTGCTAACGGACTTGCTCAAAGCTCCTGGGATACTAGTTTAGTGGTGTTCTCAGGGACGGGAGGTTCAGGAGGAGGTACTGTACCAGCAAGGCCAACGGGTCTGACAGCCACTGCGGGTAACAGTCAAGTCGCCTTAGCCTGGAGTGCTAATGCTGGTACTGATGGAGTAACATCCTATAAGGTCTATCGGGCACCAGGACTTAGCCAAGCGTTTACCTCTGCCGCTCTGATAGCAACGGTTAGTGGAGGGACTCTAGGCTACAATGATACTGGTCTACCCACTGGCGGACAGTATACGTATTTCCTCGTGGCGACGAATGCTACAGGTAATAGCGTCAATACCGCTGGGGTGAATGCTACCGTCCCGACACCCACGATGCAAAACCGCTTTGCACCTTACTACAGCCTACAGGTCAGGAAGCCTAACTCAGCCGAGATTTTGTTTAGCTTGCCTATAGACTACACAGTCCAGTTCCAAGGTAACTTCGCAGGGTCTCGTGGCGACATTGACGGTGTTGCTCCTACAGCAACAGTTACTTTTCAAGTGCTGCGGAACGGCTCCTCTGTAGGAACAGTTGTGTTCCCCTCTGGGTCCGTAGGACGAAATCTTGCAACGTTTACTACGACAGGCGGTGCTGTTGTGACATTCAATCCAGGCGACGAGCTTGCAGTTCAGGCTAGTGTTACTGTGGATGCTACATTCCAGGGCTTCAACTTCTCACTTGAAGGGTTGCACTAGATGTACTACTTCGGTGACGGCTTCGACCTGTACTCAGCTGTAGGCGATGCTGCGGCAGGGTACTGGGACTCTGCTGTAGGTCCTGCAATAGTCCCGGGTAGATTTGTAGGCTCCAGGGGTCTACAGTACGGTGGTAACACTGCAGGATTGGTAAAGAGCAGTAACAGCAATGACTCCGTCCATCACTTCGTGTTCGCATACGACCATACTACTGCTCTATCAGGCACTAACATAGGAATGTACATACAGATTAGCGATGTTGGTGCTGCTCAGTGTACGGTAGAATTCAGAAGTGATGGTGCGCTACTCCTACTCTCAGGGGGCATAGGGGGTACTGTTATTGCTACCTGGCCGACAGCCATAACAGGTATAAACAACTGGAATGCGTACGAGATAGAGGTGGTGGTCCACAACACAGCAGGTAGTATTTCAGTCCGAAAGAACGGTAATACCTCTAACGACTTTACAGCTACCGCCTTGAACACTCGAGGTGGTACAGCTAACAACTATGCGAACAGGATCCAGATAGGAGCTCAAACGGCTGGAGGACCGACCTGGATCATAGACGACTTCTTGTGGCGTTCCGATCCAACGGCCGTACCTTGGGTAGGGGATATTCGGTGCTATACGAGGATGCCAGCGTCAGACCAGTCAGTTCAGTTTAGCAAGAACGTCAGTACCATAGCCGTAAACATGGGCTCAGGGAGCGTCGTTGGTCTGAACGCCAATTGCCTTCAGTGTCAGAGGTTCCTGACTGCTGGAGGAGGAGTATTGCAGTCGGCGACTCTTACGCCGGCCGCTACCTCTGCAGGTCATGTCATGGCTGCGATTTATGACACTACCGGGCCGAACGGAGGACCAGGAGCTGTAGTAGCAACCTCTAACCCTCTTACAGGTCTGGTATTAGGTACCAATACTTTTACCTTCACGACCGCTCCTACTCTCACTCCTAACACTTACTACTTTCTGGCTTTCTGCTCAGATGCTGCGTTAGCTAACTTGCCATTCAACAACACTACGTTTGGAGCTGTGAACTTTCCAATGCCTTACGCAACCTTCCCCGTAGCTAATCCAGCACTTCCAACATACCCGCTGGGTAGTGCCGCTTCTTGTCCTGGAGGCGTTATTAACCTTACAGCTGGAAATTACAGTCTGGTATCTGAACCGCAGCAAGATGCAACTACTACCTACGTGTACGATAATCTTCCAGGAGATGCGGACTTCTACGGGATTTCGGGGTTACCTGGTACGCCGGCTAGTACGGTCTGTACCACAGTCAGAGGGTACTTCGAGAAGTCGGACGCTGGAGCTAAGACAGGTTCCATCCAGCTGAAGAGCGGTGCTACTACTGTTCAGGCCACTCCTATCTTCCTCGGCACTAACTGGGGATGGATATGGCGCACAGATGCTAACGACCCGAATACCGGGGCACCCTGGGTTTCAACAGCTGTCAATAGCGTCCAGATCGGTCCTACCGTAGTATCGTAGCAGTAGGAGTCAGAGACATGTACATGTTTGGAGATGGCTTCGACAGCTATGCCGTCCCGGCTGATGCTCTCGCCGGTTATTGGGACAGCGGTTCCGGGTTCACTGCACTGACCACTGGTAGATTTACTGGCAGCAGGGCATGTGGTCTGACCTCTTTTCAGGGAGGTCAACTAGTGAAGAGCTCTGGCAACAACGATAGCGTCCACCACCTGGTATTTGGCTTCTATCAGAACGCCTCACTGGGCAACACCTCTGTTTCTGCGTGTTTCCAGCTTAACGACGGTGCTAGCGCTCAATGCTTCGTGGCATTTGACGGCAACGGTCGTATGTTCCTTGCGTCCGGAGCTATGACTACAACTCCCACCATACTTGTCCAGTGGCCGACAGCAGTAACCGCCGGCAACATTTGGATCGCCTATGAAATAGAGGTCGTCATCCACAATACTGCGGGCTCGATCACGGTCCGCCGTAACGGCAATAATGTTAACGACTTCCAGGCAATTAATCTAAACACTCGAGCTGGATCCACCAACAACTACGCCAACCGACTGACTATCGGAATGCCTGGGAATCCAGGAGCTAACTTCCAGCAGATCGACGATCTCCTCTGGAGAAGTGATCCTACCGCTGTGCCGTGGGTCGGTGATATCAGGTGCTACACACGAATGCCTGTTAGTGACGTAAGCAAGCAATTCGCCGCAAGTCCACCTACTGTTAGCGTTAATGTAGCGGTCCTCTCAACACAGGCTGCTCAGGCAGCTGGCGCTTTGATAGCAGCTCCATTTACGGTATCACATACAGGGACCATTGGAAGTGCAACTTTCGCTGTGCCCAGCGCTGCCACAGGGCATGTAAAAGCTGCAATATATGACAGTACTAGAAACGTCTTACTTGCAACCTCTAGCGAGACTACTAACCCGGTTGCCGGTATTAATACCGTAACATTCACACCTCCTCTATCTGTGACTGCAGGTCAGACCTACTGGCTCGCGTTCGACCAAGACGCTACAATTACGTTTAACGTACAGACCCTTAATAATTTGTATTCAGCTACAGTGGCGTATGCTAGCTTCCCACCTAGTACCCTCACTGCAAATGCTCTTGCCTCTGCCAACATGAAGGTATCTACAGTTACTGTTACCGCAACTTTGAATTGCGAATACGTCAACGAAGCTCAACAGGACGGTACCGCAACGTACGTCTATGACTCGAACGTAGGTGATGTCGACTTCTACGGGTTTGGAACAGCTCCTATTCCAGCAGCTATCCTAGTGACCACTAGAGGGTTCGTTGAGAAGAGTGACGCTGGGACAAGAGGAGCTGCTGTCCAACTCAGGAGCGGATCTACTACCGTTCAATCGACCCCTACAGCTCTGGGTACTGGATTCCAATGGCTGTGGCGATCTGACATCAACGATCCTAATACAGGGGCTGCTTGGACTGGCCCCGCTCTGAATGCTATCCAAGCCGGCCCCATAGTCACGTCGTAAGTCGTTAAAGCCCGATGGCCAACACTACCTGGAGTACTACGGACAGATTAAACGTCACCCTCAGTGGGACTAATAACCTCACTGTGTCGGCCGCTACGGCTGCAGGAGGCGTCCGTACTCTAGATCGTAACATTACAGGTAAGTTCTACTTCGAGTACACCCATACTACATGGATAGCTTCTGCCGGGGCTGGCCTAGCCAACGCAGCTGCCGTCCTGTCGACGAACGCAGCTAGTGGCGTCAACAGTACTATTACCAACATTAACGGTGCTATTACTGTCAACAACGCTACCTCTCTGGGGTCGATTGGAGCTCGGACAAACGGCGACGTCACTGGCATAGCTCTTGACCTTACCAACAATCTGATCTGGTTTAGAGTAGCCCCTTCTGGTAACTGGAATGGTAGTGCTGCAGCTAACCCTGCGACAGGCGTAGGCGGATTTTCGATCGCTCCAATCGCCGGAGCAAGACCGCTTTATGGATGGGTAGGTACTACAGCAGCTGCTACGTTTAGTGTTACGGCTAACTTTGGTGACACTGCATTCGTCGGAGCGGTCCCAGCCGGTTTTACTAGCGGCTTTACTTCAGGTGCTACTCCTCCTACCTACGAGATAGGTACTCAGTTTGTAGTTGACCAGTGGGGGACGAATCCTACACCTACAGCTAACCTAACGCAGATTGCAGTCGACCAGTGGATCGGTCCTCTAGCGACCGGTGTTAATGTTCAGCTGACTCAGATGATTATTGAGCAGTGGTCTCTCGTCCCATCGCTTAGTACTCAGGTCTGGCTGACACAAGCATCTTTCGAGCACTGGTACACACCATCAGTACGGAGTGTTCAGCTAACACAGGCAGCTCTTGAGCAGTGGGGTGGTAGTTCTAGCACACTTAATGTCTGGTTGACTCAGACAGCCCTCGAGCAGTGGGGACCGATCATTACGGTCACCTTTGAGATGATGACCCAGGCAGCTCTGGAGCATTGGACCACCCCAGTCCGACGTGACATACGAATGACCCAAGCATCTCTTGAGCACTGGGTATCTCTGGCGCTGCCGCCAGTTGGAGATGGCTGGCTCTGGGTCTGTACCGAGTAGCCCTGACTCTTGTTTCCTCCAGTCATGGGTTACATTGTGAGCGGTAGCCCCCGCTCACAGATGTGCTACAACTAAGGGGGACCTCACGGTCCCCCTCTTTTTAGCACCTACGCTGCGTCATGGTGCGGTGTCCCCACTATCCAGTTCGCTAGCTGGGAGAGGACCCCATATAAGCGTGGGGTCATCTTCTGCCCAGTCCTCATCTCCAGGATCTCGGTCAACGCCCTGGTAACTGTTGGCCGTTCCCATAATGAGTCCGGATGCAGGCATAACTTGCTTAGGTACCAGTAGTTCAGAGTTACCTTGGCTAGCTCTGATCGCACTAAGCACTTCGGCGCTTGGCTCCCACCAGCGGTCTGTGGATCCGTTGCCGTCATGATGGATGGGCAGTACATAGTCATAGGGGAACTCCTTTGGATTCCGGTAGATATTCCAACGGCGGCCTACATCTGCTTCAGCTAAGAACGGGATCTGTGTCAATCCCCAAGCTGGCGCGATTGATTCCATACACTTGACGATCACATACTTGGCGAACGCGATGAGCTCTGGGATGTCTGGACACTCGAACATAACCTCGTCGTGTACTTCGTTGCAGGGGAACACACCATACGGTTTGAGCAGAGGAGCAGCCTTCATCCCACCGTGTAAGCAGATGTCATGGGACATCGATTGATGCGGGAAGTTGCTTGCCTCGTTCTGCAGACTGTTGACGTTCTCTCGCGTCACTAGCCAATGACGCTTTCGTCGTCCGAACACTGTAATGAGGTTCTGTCCCTTGATTGGTGCGTTACGGCATCGAGCCATGAACGCCCAAGCTTTAGGCGAACGGTTGGCCCACTTGTCTATGAAGCCCTGCGCAACAGGCAGAGGGATCTTGAACTCCTCGGCAATCGATGGCGCCTGTCGGCCATACACTATACCGAAGTTTACAGCCTTCGCCCTTATGATCTGTTCGTACCCTTCATAGGTTTTGTCTCGCCCTCGCGAGATCCATCCCGGGTAAAACTCCTCCGCAGTCTCGTGATGAAGCTTGCGACGGCTGCCAGGGGCATATACGCCGAGCAAGTAATCGTCCCCAGAGAGGACCGCCAGGCTCCGAAGCTCAGCTTGGTTGAGATCGGCCTTAATGAACACGTGTCCAGGCGGCGCCATATACATCCCCCGGATACTTGTACCCCGGGGTATATTTTGCATGTTAGGTCCGCGACTTGACAGCCGTCCTGTTCTGGTACCGTGAATGAGGAACGTAGGGTGCACACGACCGTCAACATTTACATTCCTTTCAAGTGAGGTCACGTATGTCGACTTCGCCTTGGCGGCCTTGCGAAAGTTCTTCAGTGCTACTACGGCCGGGTGTGGAGGGAGCTTGTCTAAAATTTCTCGCCTAGTGCTCCTGTCTCCAGCCTTAGGCTGCTTCAGCTTCAGTATGTCCCAGAAGAGATGTTGCAACTGCAGAGGACTGTTTGGGTTGATATCGGCGTTGAATCCCGATCGTGCCGCTACATGTTGCATAGTATTGTAGGCCAAGTCTATGTCGGCCTGTAATACTTTGTCCTGATGCTTTACCCTATTGGGGCAAACCATCATGCCTCTCGTCTCGACAGCGTATAGGAACTCAGCTGCTGGCATCAACGTCCTGGTGTAGAGCTTCTCTGTGTTAGGATCAGATGCGACTCGAGGTCGTAGGACGTCAAAGATCTGCCTGGTGTTGCTTGTGTCAAGTGCAAGGTAATGGTAGAGTATGGGCTTGGGAATGACTCTGAAGCTGGTCTTTCTGTTCGGCAAGTACGGCTTGAGCATGTGCTTGTAGTCAGGAGCGCCTATCAGGTCGTTCGAGACCTGCTCTAGATCGTGTATGCCTCCTTGCTCGTCCAGCGTGTAACTGAGGAGCATGGTATCCTCATCGCAGCGAGCCTGTTCGCCTACTTCTCGTCGCATGAATCGCATGTCGAACTTGCCGTTGTGCCAGATGAATCTGGAGGATCCTTCAAACAGCGGAGCAGTGTGCTGAACAAGCTCTCCAGGAACGATATAAACAAGATCAGGAACGCTACAAAAGCCCACAGCGAGGATTTCATCGGTAATGTGATTGAACCCCCCTGTCTCTGTATCGCACGCGATATATGTGTTGTTTTTCAACACGCTAACCATCTGAGAGACTTGATACTTGTTCCTCAGTGTGAGGTAGCGTGGTGTCACTTCCTTTCTTCGCGGTCCACCTGCCAACAATGACGATGCGTAGCGGAGATCCTCCTTGAACAGTCGATAGGATCCAGTACCCCTCAGCAGGGCAGCCGGGTGGATGACAGGAAGCAGCCCAGCTGATGCTAGGTCGCTCCTTAAGAGCTGACCACGAATTTGCGTGATCTTGTAGCCATAGTTCCCAGTCAGCGAGCGTAATGCAAAGTTGCCCATCGCAACTACTAAACGGCGGGGGTATTGTAATACCTGCTGCCTCAATCGAACTGAGCAAGCCTGAGCGGCTCTTGCGACGACGGCTAGGTTCTTTTGCGTATCCTTCGTTCGAGGGGGGAGGCACTGACAGGCGTTCAGTATCAGTACGTCGTCTAGACATCCATCGTACTCCTTAGCAAGCGTCTGCCAGAAGACTTCCCCTGATGGACCTACTAGTGGAATACCGTGTTGGATCTCTTGTTGACCGGGCGCTTCACCAACGAACACGATCGGGGCGGCGGGATTCCCCCGGCTTCCACATCTTGGCCCTCCGTATGGGCAGTCTGGGCAGGCTAGCCGTTCTGTTGCATACTTAGGTTGCGGCCCTGCAAGCTTCATTAGTTATCCTTCCTGTTTCCTCGTCTGTTTCTTCGGTCCGTAACGGAATAAATGCCTAGCTAGGAAAAAATTCCCTAAGCGGGGGAGAACTAGCCAGTGGAATCTCAATGCTCCCGATCTGCATTTAGAGCAGCCTCGAGGCTGGTTCCTTGATCCTCTGACTTTGTTCTTGTACCTGAGCGAGCTGTGGATAGGCTAACCTTGGTATCTCGAGCTGGAGCCATGTTCGGACTAGACTGAGATTCGCAATCGTCTCGGCTTGTATGTCACTGCTCGCTCGGCTCCACCAGTCATCTCGAGGGGCGTGAGCTTGTTGGGTTCTCTGTATGATCTGTTTGTTCTGCCCCATCCTCACAGGTACGGCCGAGTCAATCCCCAGCACACCGCTTAGGTGACTGCACTTGAGATCATCCTCCATGTTCTCTGAGAATCCAAGTAAGTGAATGAATGGTCCCCAGCGGCTACTCTTGAGTCTGGTCTCTTGCTTCTCCCAGATCCACTTGATGAAATCCATTCTAGTTCCTTCCCACGACGTGATGTGTCTTGGTATCCCCCAACACCCTACATTGTCGATGTACGCAAGCTCCAAGGCCGACTTGATTATTTCAGCTCGAGTCTGCCCTTGTGGCACAGCCATGTATTTCGTTTTGGCCGGATCGACGAACTTACTGTACTGATCGGCTGCCATGAAGCTCAGCTCTAATGTCTGGTCGTAGTCCTTAATCACGTCAGGTAAGACTACGACGTTGGACGGAACGATCTCAAGGGCTCGCTTCATGGTCGGAGCATCGACTGGATGCCCCAGCTCAATAATGCTATTGTCCATGATGACAAAGCTACCATCAGGTAGTAGATCCTTGTAGAGGTGAGGTCGTGCAACAACATCATGAGCGAGCAGTAAGTGGTAACGCCCAACAATAGTATCTCCAAGATCCCTAAGGCTTCGTAGTACATTAGGAGGGGCTACCGGTGCAAATTGTGCCATTGCTTATATGAACCCCTTCTCTTTGGCGAGCCACTCAGGCATCGTCATAGTCTTGCTGTCAGGGTCCCATTCGCACTGGCTCTTAGGGAGCCATTCTTCCTTGCCGCCATCGTAGAACCTGTAGGCCTTCTCTGTCTCGAACATGATTTCCCCTCCGATGTCACAGAGCTCTCTTTTACGTTCTGGCATTGCCGTGTTACCCTTACTTAGTTATGTGCTTCACAGCCCACATCACAGCCTCTTCGATCTTGGTCTTAGCCAATGAAACTTCTCTGGTCTCCCCCAGATCGTGGACAGCCTTGTAGAAGGCTACACCCATGTCTTTGATGTTCTGCATTTGTTGCTTCTCGGGATCGCTCAGGATCCGATACTCGTGACGCATCACGTTGTTTTCCGTCCGCCGATCCGAGGTTGAGTCGATACGATCTGACATGTGTTGCTCCTACTTTCTGGCTCGGTTGATGATGCTGAAGAACTCGCTACGAGCAGCTGGCACGTCTCGAAACACCCCTCGCACGCAGGAGGTGGTGGAGACCACTTCAGGTGTATTGATGCCGCGGCAAGCCATACAAGTGTGCATGGAATCAATAACACAGATGACCCCCTTTGCATGGGTGTGTTTGTCGAGGATGTTGGCAATCTCCTCGCAGATCCTCTCCTGCATGCTAGGCTTGTGAGTTGCGACCGCGTCGACTAGTCGTGCTAGCTTTGATAAGCCCACGACTTGACCGTCTGGGATGTAGCCCAGGTAGGCACTACCAGTTGCCGGGAGTAAATGGTGCTCGCACATCATTCGGAACGGGATATTACTTTGCACGACAAGTCCATGGATGCCCTCAACCATAGGGCCTTCGAACATCTCTCCCAGTACTTGGGTTACGTCGAAGTCCTGGTTGAACTCCTGCAGGTACCGTAGCACCCTTTGTGGGGTCTTCTCGTACGCTTCCGATGTGAGCTTGTACTTGTAGGTCTTCTTCAGTAACAGCCTGACGATGCTCTCAAGGTCCAGTGGCAGATCAGTCATGTCTTCCAAAAGATCGTGCATGTTCGTTTCCCTATTTGCCCTTCTTGTTTCCCCAGATCATTGAGTGCATCTGCGGCAGCACTGTAACATCCCACAGGTCGCGGCAGTCTATGCGCAGTAACGTTTCGACAAGCCATCGGTATCGTTCCATGACTTCTTCGGTCATGAGGAACCCATTACGTTCATTATCGTGTACTGGCGTACCAGACGAAAGATAGAACGGAGTGTTTGGATACCTCAGGTGAATGCGTATGGCAAACTCTAGATCGTCCTCGTCAAAGATCACGACCTTGAAAACCAGGCGCTCGAGTTTATGGACATATTCGTCGAGGACTGCGTAGTCGGTTCGGTTCGACATACCTGAGGATGGTGGCTTAGGGCTACAAGTAACCAGCTCACAATCTCTGAGCCATGGCTTATAGAACGCCCCTTGCGTCTCTACGGCTATCTTCAGAGTGTCCGGCATTAAGCTTACCAGATCGTCCAGATCCCAATGGACTGGATCTCCTCCGCTCAGCGTGACCCACTGGGCAAAGTAGGAGTTAGGTAAGTCTTTGAGTCTCGTTATGATCTCATCCGTGTCGAGCCGTTCCGCAGTTTGGTGTATGAGATCTGGGTCCACAGCGTGCATGCTGTCGCACCATATGCAGCGATAGCTGCAACCTGCGAATCGGACAAAATGGCTCGTTTGCCCAATAAGCGCGCCCTCTCCTTGTATGGTAGGTCCGAATATCTCGGACACGAGGAACTTATCAGGCATCTCATACCTCTGCATACGGGGTTGCTCGAGTAGGGTATATCGCCACACTATTGGGCGTCTCCCATACGTACATCTTCTCCAGAGTGACGTTGGGATGATATTGTGTAATGGGCAGTTTCAGCCGCTTGAACCAGAACTCTGCTAGGTTCTCAGCCGTAGGGATGAACGGTATGATCAAGAGCTTAGTCTGGTTATCCTTACGGTGCTCTTCAACGTGGTACCAGCCTTCCGACGCTACTACTTCTTTTGCCCTATCGTATAGGTGGGACGAAAAGGGGAGCATCCGAGCTAGCCAAGGATCGTCAATACTCATGCAGAGCCCGTGGTCGCAGAAGTTGTGGATCTGCTGCATCATGAACTCTTTCAGGAAGCCGAAGTCCATTACCATCCCTGTCTGGTGGCCTTGATGTTGGAGCTCGATTGAGCGGACTTCTGCTTCGATGACGTATCTGTGTCCGTGTAAGTTCCAGCACTTGCTGCCATGTGTATGCACACGATGGCCCATGTCGATCTCAATTGTCCGGCGGATACTGTACGACATTCCATGCCCCCTCTAGTGACATTCCACCTTCGCTCCACAGAGCTGCCACTGTCTCTACAGCGGCGGCGCGTGATGGAAAGTAGCAGCTCTTAGGCGGTGGTGCTGACCAGCTGACCTCAATCAAGCTGAAGGTGTTGTGCGTCAGCGTACTGGGTGAGATCGTATACGCCAGCTTTGTGGAAGGCCTCCTTGCGAGCGATGCATGTTGGGCATGTACCACAATGAAGCTCCTCTCCCTTGTAGCAGCTCCAAGTCATCTCGTATGGGATCTTGAGCACTCTGTCACCTACGTCGACGATCTCGTCCTTCGTCATATGCTGGAACGGAGCGACCAGTCGTACCTTGTGGTATGTACCAATGTAGATTGCACTGGCCATCGACCCTATGAACTCTGGCGTGCAATCAGGATACGCCCAGTTCTGTGCATCTTCCGCATGCGCTCCAAACCAAATTGTGGCATTGCGCTCCTCATCCCACTCTTGGCCTTCTCCCATCACCCATCCCTGAGCGATGCCAGCTATGCGCGATAAGAGTTGGCCGTTACGAAATGGGACATAAGTAGGAGACATGCCTTGGATTTCGGCGTACGACATCTTGGGGACGGCTGATGATGGATCCGTGAGCATGGACTTTGGGGGCGGTGCCATATCGACCGTCATATGCTCAACATTAAGATGTTCGCATAGTCTCTTGGCATAGGCGATCTCTTTTGAGTGACGCTGACCGTAGTTGATCGAGACGCTGATGACCTTTTCGGCTGGTGACTTTAAGGCCATCGCTAGAGCGGTGCTGCTGTCGACACCCCCGCTATGCAGTACGTACGCCCTTGTCGTCATCATTTTGTATTCACCCTTCCCAAAAAGAGAGGGCGTCCAGTGATGGACGCCCTCCGTGTGTAGTCGTTAGACTCCAGCGAAGCCGGACTGTCCGCCTCCACCAGCGCTCTGAGGCGGCAGAACGTCACGAACGTTGTTACGGTTCTGTCCCTCGTACTTGCGGATGTCGATCCGCAGACGTGCACGTGCTCCCAGGAGCTGTCCCTCGTTGGCAACGGCCTCTGGCGAGAAGCGTGGGGCTGCGAGGATCTGTGCCTCGATCCCATCGTCAGTCTTGATGCGGGCTAGTGTCCGCTTGACTCGCGGCATACCGCCCTCGTTGAAGACCGTGTGATAGAAGAACTTGCGTCCGGCGAACTCGCCTTCGTCAACCTCCCATATCCACGTCCACATCGGGTTGTTGCTCCGCTGGCTGAACCCGTAGTCGAGCTGAGACAGCGAGACATCGTAGATGCCTCTCGGCACCGGCTTGAAGCCGGAATCATCTACGTCACCAAGACTGACGTACAGAGTCTCACCCGAATCCTCCGTTGTGAGACCTGCATTCTCTTCAAAAGTATCACTCATGGTAGTGTGTTTCTCCTGTTTCTAGTGCCGTTAAGGCCTAGCCTTAGGTTGAGGTGTTAGGCTGTCACCTTCGTCATGGCAGCAGGCTCTACCCGTGTTGGTTGAGGTACTGCTGCTTTCAACAATCCACTACGTGTCAGAATCTGACCCATAGTGGGATCGTCGAAGTAGGCACCGCGGAATCCCTTAAGCCTGCACTTCGCTGCGAAACGAGCTGCAGGCTGAACGTACAGCCGCCGCGGAGCCGGTCTGTCGTCTTCTGCTTGGCCTATGACGAGGTAGCCAACTACGTCCATAAAGCCTTGGATGTTCGAGCTAAGCTTACCTGTCATCATAGGCGAGAACAACTGGCGCTTCAGTTCATCCTGGATGTAACCTCTCGCCGCTGTGAATAGCACATGCATTGGAAGGTCCCGGAAGTTACGGATGAGCCGTTGAAGCATTGTATGCTGCTGACGATACTGTGCCCACTCGGGGGAGCTCACTTCTTCGTCCATACGAGTGGCATCGTTTACGCCCGTCAGCTGGTTCATGCAGTAGGCTTCGACCTCTGTCAGACTGTCGATGATGACCGTCCTGTAACGGCGCACGCGGTCCAGTTCGCTCATGTCTGGCATGACGATCTTCTGCAGACGCAGTAGTCGGGCTTGTGATTCTTCGTCGGGCTTGTCACGTACGGCGCAATGCGCTTTGAGGTAATCGTACACACGTGCTACGGTCTTATAGTCCGTAACCTTCGTGACATCGATCTTGTCGAAGTCATGCTGCTCGTCAGGATCGTGTAGCGTCAGATCACCTCCCTCGGCTGAGATCATCAGCACATCGTTCATCCCCTGTACCGAGATGCTAGTCCCGCAGAGGTGCGTCTTTCCTGCTCCGTACTCTCCGTAGAATAGTGCCTTGAGATAGGGTAACGACGGTCGCTTAACAGGAATAACGAAGCCTGGGTTGGATGTAGTTCCTGCCGGTTGCGTGATTGAGGCTGCAGCAGTAGTCGCTGTAGAACTGATACCACCAGCCGTCCTTGTTTTGCCGTCTGCAGGCGTTGACGGGTTGACCTTATCTGGCGGAGCAGTAGTCGATACTGCGCTACCGCCTGCTGCTCTGACAACTGCACCTGGCTTCAACGCTGACGGATTTGAATCCGCTTGCGAGGTGTTCGTAGGCTGCGATTGTGCCTCGGTAGGTACAGCTGTTCCTCCTGAGGATACTTCACTCTCTGTCGCCACGTTATGGTCTCCTCTTCTCTGTCTTGAGTGCTCAGCTCGAGCTCATGTTGCCAATCAAGGCCGCTATCCAGGTCGATACAGGCTATCCTGAATCCACAGTCCCACGAACAGTCTCGTGTGGGATTGGGATATAGCGGCAGGTCAGGATTCAGCATTTCGGTAGCTTCGGCTAGGATCTTATGACCCTCAGCTTCGATCTGACAGGCGTTACGCTCGACCGTATCGAACTTGATCTGAGCGTCAGCCCTCTCGTTCTCCTGCGTTGATAGCAGGGTTAAGAACTGCTGGTTAGGCCTGGGTGCATTGTCTACGGAGCCATAGGCGTTCACGAGCGACTTCTTGTACAGCGCATACGTTGTGTTCTGATTCTTTGCCACGCTGAACATGCTAGTGGACTTGAGGAATGCAGGCTCGTGGGGTAGACTCTTTTTGAACTGCATGTAGAAGAAGCCGCCAATGGGCATGTTGTAGATGTGCTGTGCAGCCCAACAGTAGGCAGAGATCTGTGGGTCCGTATCCAGATGCTTACCGTCAGGGAACTGCTTGGCTGTCTTGTAATCTCCTGGCCATAGTTGTCCTAGTTCGTCGACCACAACACGATCAATAGTGCCGCAATACACAGCACGATCAAACCCATATCTTGCCAGAAGGTCCGGGTCCAGAGGTATCGGTATTTGGAAGTTAACCTCCACCTGTGGTACTCCGCCCACTTCGAGCGTAACCATCGAGCCACGGGCATCCAACCACTCCTCGTAGTAGTCCAGCATGCCTATGCCGAGTTGGGTCATCTCCTCGTAATCAGACGGAGGAGGGTAGCTAGGGGTTCTCTTGGTCGCATCTACATATGCCCTGAAGGCATCGGCGGGGCTGTCGAAGCGTCTGTAGCCGTGATAGTCTTCGAGTGCGAAGTGGAATCCAGTTCCGAACCAGTAATAGCCTGGCGGTTCTTTGACCGTCAAGTTGTTTCGATGGACGTACCACCAATTGAACTTACGCCTGCAACGCCTGAAGGTACCGCGGTCGCTAGTTCTGATTAGCGCCACACGGTCAGGCGTGGATCTGTAGGAGCTTGGTAACAGGCTAGAGAATGAGTCGTCATCTATCAGGAACTCATTCATCGGTTGTGGTTTCCCCTAGCTGTAGTTGCCTATGTGCCCTTATCTATGCATTGATTATAACACAAAGCACATAGGGGAATCAAGTGTCCAAATGATGGTCGACCCTAAATTATTTTGCAATAGTCGTTCATTAAGTGTGTACGGTTTTCGTCTTGGCAGCCATAAGGGCACGGCGGACCTTATCAATGTCCGTCAGGTAGGTCATCGCGTTGTTCGCTTTCGTGTCGAGTGCGGGTAGCATGAGCTCGCTATCGATACCATATTCGTGCCTGATGTAGTACAGGTTAATGGGGTCAGTGATTTCCCCTCTGTGCAGACGATCTTCAGCCTGCAGATTGTCCCAGGCGTCCCACTCGTATCCCAGGAAGACTCCCCAGGTGGCAGGTGTGAGATCAAATGACTCAGCATATCGGATGCTGCACAGAGCGACTCCACGTACTTCCCTGAAGTGAGCGATTCGTTGCATAAGGTCCTGAAAAGACAATCCGCCGGAGAGCTGTATGATAGATCCATCGGGAATTCCTGTCTCAATGAGGCGGCGGCGTACAATAGGCAGGGCCGATGTGAAAGGACTGAAGACGACCATATGTTGGTCGCCAGACTCGTCGAGTAGTTCCACGAGTCTCTCAATAGCGCTTCCATACTCTAGCTCCTCGTCCAGAATCTTAGGACTAATTAAGACCTGTCTTAGTCTGATAAGCTGTGTTAGTACGTTCTGTGCCACTAGCATACCATTAGTAGGTAGATCGGCCATCATGTCAGTAGCGATCTTGTTGTAGAGTTGTGCCTGTTTAGTCTGCATGTACACGATGTTGTTGTCCAGATCACGTACCTTAGGCGGCATGTCTGGCTTCACGTCCTTTTTAGTCCTGGCGATCATGATGTTAGCCATTTCCATCTTGAACAGCTTTTCGTCCTTGGGCCCTATTATCTCCCAGCCAAATATTCCCTCCTTGTCAACCCAACAGTATTGTTCCACGAATCGCCAGTAGGAGCCGTATCTGTGAGGTGCGATCGTGTTTAGTAGCCCCCATATGCCTGGAGGTCCTTTACGCATCACGCTGCCAGAGGCTAAGAAGATGTACTTTGCCAAGCGTGTGATGCTTTTGAGCTGGCGGAAATTCTTAGTCTTGCGGTTCGAATCCTTGTGCGCCTCGTCAGAGATCACGCATAAGAAAGTGGTAGGATCAACCCACCCACTGGCTATGTCGTTCCTCAGACTCTCGCGGGTAACAATCATAAAGCCACGTCCATGGACTTTCCACAAGGCTCTACGCTGTGCGGCAGTTCCATGGATCCTGATAGGAGCTGGTACGCCCCAGTCATGAGCCTGTCTGATCCAAGCTACTTGAGCGTTGACACCTGCAAGTATGAGACAAGGCTGCGGATGGCCTAGAGATTTCCAGGCTAGATAGACTTCTCCGGTCTTGCCTAGACCCATCTCGTCGGCGATGATAGCCCGCCCTTTGGCTACCTTTACAGCCCAGTCGGCCGCTTCGGTTTGGGACTTCCAGGGATCCTTCATGATGATAAGGGTATCTCCACGTAGAAGATCAGCATGCGAGTCGTCTTACTCGGTATGCGTTGTGCTACTCCTTTACTGTCTACGATCACGACGAACTCTATGTCCGTCAGCTCGATGCTTTCACACGGCGTGCTCATAGGCATTCCGTCAATTATCCTCCTGACGTCTCCCAGATCGCCTACCATCATTATGTTTCTTCTCCTGGTCATCAGTTTTTCAGCCTGTCACTAGTGGTAACCTTAGTGTTGGCGTTGATGAACTCCTTCATGAGCTCGGCTCCGTGCGCTTCAGTCTGGCAAGAGAAGATCGTCACGTCCACGTTTAAGCCCAACTCTTTGCCGTCGATCTTGATGTACGTGTCGAGAGGAGCTTCCTGGAACTTTTTGAGGTTGGCGAAGGTGAGCCCTAGGATTAGTAGCTCACGTCCGTCGATGCCTTTGGCTGCCGCCTTGATCATGTACTGATATCCTCCGGATCCCTGAAGCCTGTGAAGATTGGGTGGCGTGGGACGTCTATCATTCCAACCTGAAGATACTTATACCGAACGATTTTTCCGGTATAAGCTTCACGGTTAGCCCATATCTTTTGCCTGAGGTCATGGTCAAATCCACTCCCAATTCCAAAAACCCAGGCTTCATTGGCGGCATCTTGTACTCGCAGAGTTCCAAGCATCCCCGCAGGACGTTGACCAGCAAGGTGTGAGCTTCTGGCGGTAAACCCTCGGGCGTCTCTAGTGGCGGGATTGTCATTGTGCATCATCTCCTCGAAACCAGTGATGACGGCTTCCGAGTCTTTGAAGCGCTTCAGCTTCCCCATGTACCCTTCCTTCGGGGTACTTCTACCTTGCTTGTAGGGTGCATGAGGAGTTCTGATGATGACTCCCTCATATCCCCACTTGACGAACTCCTCCTCTGCCCTCTGAAGCTCGTCAGGACTGTAAATGATCACCTGCTGTACCAACTCTATACGGTGTGGGCCGCCGGCTGGAAAGTTGTAGGTGCGTCTGTGTGTGATCGACTTGTGACGCTCGATGAAGTCCGCTCTGCTGGTGATGTCATCGAACACGTAATAACGTACGTCGGGGGTACCGTCCATTGACATCACGCCGCTGGTAGTTCGAGCGAATACACCCTCGCCATAAGGGTCGCCAACTACAAGTTCACCGTCGAGCCCTTCGTACTCAGGTTTCCCGAACAGCCGTTGCGTGTGTGCGTTACGGATCAGCTTCATCGTCCGCGAGTACAGCTTACCGTCTCTGACGATGGCTCTGATGCCGTCGATCTTGGGTGAGACCCAGTAGGCAGTCCCTTCCCGTTCAAGGTACTCGGTGTAGTAGCTGACGTCAGCATCGAATGCCAACATCGGCCGAAAGGGTTTGGGAGTAGTTGCACTCATTTGGTTGGTTCCTTAATCTGGACGGATTCAAAACGAAGTGCGTACCAAGAGCCGTCCTTGATCATCTTGATACGTAACTGGTGGTAGGTTATCTTCATCTCGTCAGCCAAGGTAGCAGCAGCGATACGAACACCGCTACGAGGATGGAGGACAAAATGAGTATCACGTTTGTTAACGCCTTGTTCCTTCGGTGTAGCCCACTGCACATTGCCAGGAGCATAATTTCCCTCTGCAGAGATACGATCAAGAGTGTGTCGCCAAGAGGGTTTAATCCCGACGTGTTCGAGGAAGTTTCTGAACGCGATGCTTCGGCAAGCTTCTTTGGGGTGACCCAGTTTTTCCAGGGATCTCGGGTTCCAGAGGGCGTGGACGGTGATTCCTCGTTCGCCATACTCAGGGTATCCTTGATGCTTAGGGTTGTAACAACGCTCAAGCATGTTCGACCAGCTCATGTAGGTACGCTTGCGCAAGTCCGCTTTCGTACCCTTGCGCTTATTAGGCTTCCTCAGTCGCTTCTTACTGTTTGAGGTCGTCATCTATCTGAACCGAACTGTACCCTCCGAAGCAGTCAAGACTTTCTATGTAATGAGACATGTGTGCTTCGGTTTCTGCCGCAAAGATCATTACGCTGACGGGCAACCCAGACTTCCTACCATATATAGTGTAGTGCGAACCTGTAGGCCCTTTCCTAAGTACTTCGAGCTCTTTGAAGGTAAGCCCTACGACTAAAACGTCTTGAGCGCCTTCAACTTTGGCTCTTGCCGTCGCATGCATCATGATTGCAGTCTCCCATTACTGTCAGTCACGTGGTGTCTTCGAACCAGTATACCTCGCCTGCTCCTTGGAGGTTATCAGGACGGCATTGCTTTTGTGCATCTGGATACTGGGGAAGTAGTGCTTACCGTCCGCACATGCCGGGCACCAGTGATAGCCGAGCCTCCACCGCTCTGGGTGTACTAGCTGCTGACAGTTGTCTCTCTGCCTCAAGCATGTTGGCCAGTCTCCCCAGTCTAGCATGCTGTGCTACTCCTCCACCGCAGTACCGGCACCGATGATCACGTCACGCTCTGCTGCCGTTAGGACGAAGTAGAACTCGCCCTCTTCCGTGTAGCAGGTAAAGTAGCCCTCCCCATCATTGTCGACAGTGACGATCTTTGTTGTGTCAAGCACTCTGGTTGCTGCATTCGTCTCTTCGTCGTACCTCATCAGAATCATGTTGGTACTCCTTCCATTACCGTCTCTCTCCTGGCTATATCAAGCAGCCTGGTGTATCTGGCGTTGGAGCACGATATCCCCTGAGCTCTCAGTGACGCCAGCCCTGTGGTGATCGCTAGCCTTGCTAGCCCTCTCTCCCTAATCAGATCCATGATCATCTGATCGCCGTGGATCTGAGGCCGTCCGACTCCGAGTCCCCCTCCGCGCTCGCTGTCATAGCTCCCCACTGTGTAGGTAGCTGATGCTCTGACGAACCCGTTAGTTTCCCCAAGAGCAGTGAACGTTTGTATCTGGGCTGGACTGACTCCCTTTACCCAGCTTACGCAGCTCGTGTGATCTGCTGGGTTACGTTCGTCTGTGAGCAGCCACTCGCTGATGTAGTGGTGTGCAGCTCTGTATGAGAAGTCGAGACGTGAGCCCGGCCTTAGTGTACCTCTGGTGGACACTTCCGAATAAGGAAGGACGCATTTTTGAAGGGTAGGAGGAACTGCACCTATACCAATGATCCTTATCCTGTCAGTCACACTTGGGTCTAGTTTGCTGACCTCTTCAAGATCGTCGTACATCATGTCCATGAAGTCATCTGACAGCGCTAGGATGATCACTGCATTCTGGTTCTCTTGGACAATCGTTTTGAGCGGAGTGTTGTACGGTGACTCCTGCATCCCCTTCCACCAACCTCTAGGGTTGAATGGACCCAGTACCTTCCTGTAGAGGGAGGAATCCGAGTCACGGTGCAACGTTAGATCGTACGCTGGGATGTTTTGATCCGCTGCAGTCAAACCTACTCCTGTCGATACGATGTACATATCGGCTTCGTTCGCCATCGCCAGCGGAGCAAGTATCCTGACGCTTCGGCCTGCATACATGTTGCGTGCCGTTACCTTTGGGGTTTCTTTTGAGATCCGCTCCAGCCATTGCTTCTGCAGTTCGTCTTGGATGGCGGGACGCATCGATGCAAGTGTTACCTCCAGGTTAGGCAACTCCGTCTTCTGGGATGTGCAAGGGACTATCACGCAGAACTGAGTTCGCTTAGCTCCCTCTACGAAACCATCCACCCTCCTGTAGATGCGCTGAGCTGCCAGCAGCTCTTCCCTAGAGATCCGTACCTCGATGTCTGCGAGGGCTTTTCTGATGTTCCAGAGCTCGGTGGGGTCAGCTGCTTCTGTTGGTGTTGCTGTCCCGAATGCAAGGTAGGGTCCTACAGCCCCGCACCTTCTACATTGTACGTGGATTGAAGTTTCCTTCAACCCCGCGATCTCGCCACAGAATGGACATCCGTACTTAAACATGGTCTGTATTGTTCCTCTGCTTTATTTTACCCCTTATTATAACACAAAGTCCATAGGAACATCAAGAGTCAAAATGATAGTCGGTCCAAAGATTTTTGTGATCCCTCCTCACAAGTACGAACAAGTGCCCCTAAACGGGGGAACAAACAGATAGTATCGGCGAAGCCGTCACAGGGACGAGATCCTACCGGGATTGAGATGAGCCATGATGAAATGGGCTCGGTCTTCGGGGCACAACACCGGAACTGGTGTTACCTGGATCTGGAAGTTACTGAGCACACCCCACAACATACAGTCAAAGGCCAATCGACGCGCTGGTTGTACCGTCCTCATCCCATCGTCATGGCCGGGGAAGTCTGTCAGAGGAAAGTAGAAGATGATCCTGTAGAACTGTAGAGCCCGTTCTACAAGGTCATGTAACCACTTGATGTCCACTACGTTGAGCGTCTCGGAGCAGTACTGCAACGCATAGACGTACTGGTCTATCTGAGTCCGGTCACACAACATCTTCTCGCCGAAGTGGTTGGCCATCTGCTCCATATGGGCGATCTGGATAGATTGTTGAAGGCCCCACCTCTGAGCGGGAGTTAAGCGGTCTTGGTCTTGTTCGCCGAATCTAGGACTCATCTTTGCGAAGACACTTCGGGCTGCACTGGGCAGGAAGGTGTGACCGATCTTAGGTGCCAGGAGTTTGGCGGTGGTTGTCTTTCCCGTTCCTCCAGCTCCGCAGAAGCCGATGAACGTACCGTTAAGCCGCCTTCTTCCTGACATGTGTTGTTTATCCTACATGATGTCTTATGGTCTCTGAGGTCTTGTTCTTCGGTGGGAAGAGGATGTAGAAGCAGCCGTGGCGTAGCGCATCACGTGCATGCTTGAGACCGATAGCATAGAAGCCCCAGGCTCGGAGCTTGCTGTCCGTCACGAACTGCTTGGGCTCACCAGCCATCTGTTTGTGGTATGGGATGTCACGCTGACTGCATATGGTCTCGATCATGCCGATCAACCTGGGGGTCAGCAGAGAGCTGCCAATGTGTTGCTTGGCGTAGTGTGGATAGACCTTGTAGTCTTCCATGACCACTTCCGTGGGGCTGTAGGTATCGAACATTCTTGTGTAGCACTTTAGCCCAAAGTCTACGCTAGCTGTAGGCAGATGCACTGCGTGTCGAGGTTTGGTTCTCTCGAACACGCAGGCACCCGTAGTCAGTCCCGGATCGAAACAGAGCAGTCGAACGGGAGCGTCCCTAAGTTTGAGACGCTCCTGTCGTACCATCACCAGCTCGTCAAAGCTGATCACGTCGGTGGTTACGCAGCAGGCTCTTCGACCACGCTCTCGGGATTCGCGTTCGTCTGCGTCGCACCGTGTGAGCTTGCGTGCTCTGCGGCTTTTTGATCGGCTGCGGCTTCCGGCGACCCCTTCGGCGGACCACCAGGAACGTCCTTGGTGGCGCTGAAGATGATCTGGTACTGAACCTCCTTCGTTCCGCCCATACGCAGCTGATTCACCTCCTTGGTGATCTGCCCGCGGCTGACACCGTCCTTCCAACGGGCCCGGATGTAATCGATCCGCGCCATGCCGTTCTGCAGAAGGATCTTCGCTCCGTCCTTCCCGCTCGCATCGGCCTCGGCGGCCTTCCGCTGAGCCTCTGCAGTCACTTCGGCCGGAGTCGGCTGTGCAGTAGTACTACTCATGTGTGTATCTCCTTTGTCCAGAGGGGGTTGAGGGTTGGAGGTTAGTAGTCAGTTGCTTTCCTCTGTACATGATGATTATATAGGAATCCATAGTGGTCAATCAACTGTCTTTTTGAGGGCGACCATCAATCTCTTTTTTGAGATCGCTGGCGTCGAACTCCATCATAGCACGTGACCATACCTGGTATGTCTTCGCATTGCCTTGTATCCCTGAATACTTCAGGCCGACGCTACGTTCAAGCATTGCGTGATTGTCCGACAGCCACCTGCCTAGCTTGTGGCTGCTTACCATCATTGGGTTCTTGGAAATCTCCTCGTCTTCCTCTGCCCAGTCGACGATCTCGTTGACCCTATGTCTCTTCCTGGGGTTATAGTTCTGTTCGGATCGTATGTGATCTATCCACTTCTGAAGTGCCGAGAAAGTCCAGTCTGCATCAGTGAACGCCTTCGCCTGAGTTAGTTGTATAGTCTTGCCTATAGGCACTTTGGTATCTGTCAGTCCTAGGACCTCTGCGGCTATCTTCAGTACCTGCTCGAGATGGGCCAACCTGTTTGTCGTTGGGAACTTTGGGTCCCATCCCTGTTCGGTAGCTCCTATGCGTAGGAAGCGGTGGAGGAATACTAGGTGATGAGCCATCCAGTATTCACGACCACCGTACTCCTCGAGCATGCTCTTTGCCCATCCACCTTCAGGTAGGTTCTCTGCTGCAATGACCAATTCGAAGATTACTGCCCGTTGGAAGAGGTCTTGGTTTCTGAAGGGTTGACGTATGGATGTAAATGCGAGATTTGCATCTACAGGAATGCGTATGACAGTTGAATCAGTATAGAGCTTACGTTGCTCAATATGAGGGTCTGGCTCTGTAGTTAGTCTGCACATGTCATCACTGATCTCCTGCTTGATGTGCTGGTTAGACCAGTTGACGTTATCGAATACTATCAACCCTCCGGATGATCCTACGATTGCTTGCCAGTCTCTAATGTCTCTTGGCGCACCAGGAAGATTCGGATCCCCATTGACGATGCTCAGAGCGAGCTCATACAGACTGGTCTTACCCGATCCAGCCTCTCCTAACATGATTTCTATAGGTAGTTGCACGTCTCGCCACCTGTGAAGCCAGGGTGAGACGTACCGGAGTAGCGTGAACAGTCGACGCATCTGATCGGCCTCGGATTGGGTAGGCTGCTTCTTCTGCTGCTGCTGCTCACCTTTATCCTCCTCACAGAGATCAGACGGCTCTAGTATCCTGCCTAGGTTAGTCTTATTGACTACCTCAAGCCACCACGGCTTCAGTACCGCACCTTCGCCTATCATTTCGTAGAAGAGGTCGACCACTCTGTCGTAGTCGAGGGGAAAAGGTATCGGCTTATCTCTCTGCTCGAACATGATTCCCTTTTTGCCGTTCTCACATAACTCCACAGGTTTGCTGGGATCGGGCGAGACTGCAATGTAATGATCATTGCTGACCTGTATTGCGATGCCATGAGGGTTGTACGGGTCTTCATGCTCGGTTATCAGGGCACGAACGCGATGAGGAGTAACTGTTGTAATAGGAGACTCACCGGTAAACTGACTTGCAAGAGGCTCCATAACTCTCTTGTCGCCTATATGCAGACCGAACTGTTGATACATAAAGGTTCCAAAAGCTGTCTCGTGCCAAGGCTCTCCATGCCTAGTAGCGATCTCGGCTGCCATCAACCGATTCGATTCTCGGTGGAAGTAGTAAGGCTTGCCAGTAGACCGCTCTCTGAACCTCATGCCTCGAGCGTCGAGTTCACACAGTATCACGTGTGCGACTTGAACAAGCGTCTTACGGTCCGTAGAGTTGTTCAGTCTCGTATTCAGGTATCCCATGATGTCCGGATGTCTAGGAAACGCTGAAATGTCGTCGTATACCTTAAGTAGAAGCTTTGTCAGGTTGTATGCCGCCGCCCACATAATGTAGTCGTCTAGACCTGTCTTAGCACCCGTAGCCACAGAATGTGAAGGCAGTTTCAGAAGTTTTATACTGTCCGTACGGACCCCTCGATACCGCAGTTCGTACGCTAGTTGCGTCGCAGCCTTCTGAACCTCCAGCTTGAGATCCCCGTCAATGTCCGAGTCGAAGATGATCACCACCTTCAGACCGTGCTGAATGATCAGGCCAATAAGGTCTTCGAACCCTGTAGCCAGAGTAAGCATATCCGTATTTGCAAGGTGAGAGCTAGGCAGTTTTGCCTTAATGGTTTTCTTACCCGCCGTTAACTCTGTGTCGCTCGGCAGCTCGATTGTCTTGTTTCTCCAACTGTCAACGCCGCTCAGAGCTACGCATGGGATGCCGACGCTAGTTGCACAGGCAGCCTTCTTCTCCCCTTCAGTGATGATCAGGAGCTTATGGGTAGCATGGTCGGTGCACCAGCTGACTAGTGTTGGGAGAAAGTTAGGTGGGAAGTATAATTGATTACTGGTCCGTCGGGGTTGTTTGTACTTAGCACCGTTCTCGACCTCAGGGTTCAAGACTTTCAATCTGTAGAAGTCAGTAGGTTGTCCCTTACTGTCAAAGTATGGAATGACGTAGCCTCTGGTGGCCATACCGCAATTGCATGCAGCCTTTTCACTAGGATCTACCATCCTAATGCGCATATCCTCTGGATGAAGCCCCGACTTCTTCAGGTCATTCGTGATCTCCTCTGGCAATAGGTTCGAAATCTTGTCGCCCTTTATGCTATAAACGTTGTCGTCGGGCTTGGGATCGTCTTGGTCTGGGCCTGACATGAAAGATAGCTTCCCCCTTCTGGCTCTAGGTTACTAGTCTAGAGCCTAGCTGTTCGTCGTGTTAGTTAATTTCGGGCGAGTCGATTACATAGTAGCATCCTCACCCTCCCGAGCGATAGCATCCGCTAGCTCGGCTGAGGTACCACGAGTTCGGAACAACTCCGTCCACTGCTCCAGAGTCATTGGAGTATTAAGTTCCAGGATCGTATAAGTCCTGTACTGACCCTTCGGCGTGTAGACGCTAACGCCTGTCCTTTTGACTTTTCTTTCACGGATCAACGCCTCCATCACAGGCCTCCACATCTGTGGACGCACGTGAGGGCCGATACCGACGTGCAACATAGTTGGCGTCAGCTTCGGGTAGATCGTGAGAAGGAACATCATCTTCTCACGCAGCAGCAAGTCATCGGGCGTGACTATGTTCGTGTCAGCGTTGATTGCTGCCGGCGAAAGGTTCGCCAGCGCTTCAGCATTTGTCAAGTTAGTGTCCATCGGTAGTCTCCTGTTTAGCCAACTGTGGCTGCTCGTACTTCTTGACGAATCGTAGCGTGACAGTCTCTCCTGTTACTGTGACCTTAGCTAATGTGTCATCGTCGAGTAGTTCCCTACAGAGATCCGGGCTAATACGTGCGGTGTAGCTAACCGTCAGTGCTGCAATGTAGTTCTCACCAACGTACTCACTCTTCCCGTCTAGGCGGGCTTTAATGGCAGTTGAGTAGAACTTGTCGTAGAAGTCGGCCTCAGCTTTCAAGCTGCGGTATTTGGCTGCCTCGTCGATGAGGTGACTCAACGTGGCATTTTGAATATTCGGTACTGGGAACCTTGGTCCAGTTCTTCTGTTGGGCTTAGTAAAATCTGACATGCTAGTTTCCTCTGCTTGGTTTGTTATTATATAGTATGTCATATGGGGTAATCAAGTGTCATTTTGATGGTCAGGTCGTAAAATTTTTGCTGCTTCCTCAATGTCGATCTCGACTTGTCTTTTGGTGACGTCTTCACCGTTGATCTTTTTGACCATCTGTTTGAATGCTTCCACCCTGAACTTGCCTTTGGGATTCCCATCTACCATCAGGACCATCTCTACGTTAGGTTGCATGAGCATACTAACGATGGTATTGATCACAGGCGGCTTCGTCCAGGCGCTTTCATAGATCGAGTCTACTCGAACGTAGTGGCACTTCATATGGGGCATGTAGTCAATAACCACATGCGATTTGTCTGGCCTGAGGCTTAAGGGGACTGCTTCCCCATCGTGCATCCACGTATGGTACACACAGGTATACCCTTGGCAGCTAGGCGGTCGATGCTTGTAGATGTTACATCCTCCGCTGCACTGGTGCTTGCATGTGGTCACCTCGGGCTTGTTGAGCTCGTTGACCGCTAGGACACGGCAGCACTCAGTACACGTCCCGCAGACGTTCAGGATGCGCTGGTTGGGGGATCGTCGGACACTTTGAGCCAACCTTCTAGCTTCTGCTCGTTCCATGGTGTTACTCTACCTCTAGACCCTTTAGGATATGGAATCGGTTCGTTGCGTTGTTGTAGTAGATGACTCGGTTCTTGTGGGTGCCGTTGTGTTGGATCTGCAGCCACCGCTGCAGCCAGACACCGTGTTTGCACTCCACAAGCTTCCTGTTCTTCCCGCCCCAAGTCGCAGGACAGTCGCAAGCCCACTTGCCCGGCTCGAACGGGTTGCCTTTTAGATGATACACCTGTTCGGGTTGTGGATCGTCTCCGCCTTCGGAGCCGGCGAATTTACTTAGCTCCCACGTCATGGGACTTGTCTGCTTGAAGTAGTAGCTGTATACCTTTGCTGCTGTAGCCATTGTTTACTTCTCCAGGTAATCCTTCCAGTGCTCGAGTGCTATAGTTCTGTCTCCTGTCGTGATTGTCTTCGAGGGTCTGTCGCCTTGTGCGTGGACCCACTCTGCGAACTGTGATCTCGTGAGCCACTCGATCTCTTTCGTGAGCTGTTCGATGGTGATCTCTGGGTCTTTGGTGCCAAGGTACGTTGGCTCTCCGTCCACATCTGGATCGCCGTAGACATCTGGACCAGTTACGATTCCGTTCCCCGCGTATGGTTGGCCATCGGAGCGCGCGATTATCCTGAAGAAATTCCTGTACGGCTTCTTCAGTCCCATATCGTCCACGTACATAACGTCTCGTGTTGGGAATTGCCAGCCGAGACAGAATCCGTCCTTTCCGTACCCCCCGTACTTGTTGATGTCGTCGTGCGTCTCGATTTGCACCTCGAAGATCGTTCGGGTGTTACTGTCGATCACGTAGCCTTTGTTCATTGATCGGGTGTCTCCTCTACTGAGGCGTCAACGAGTTCTTGCGATCTGAAGATCTGGATGGCTTCTGCACTGATGAGCTCACCGAGGTCTTCTAGTCCAGCGTAGTTCTTCTCGTCGATCGCCATGATGATCGCTTCCTGTAAGTCGCCCTCTCCTGGAGCATCTGACTCTGCGAACTCCATGGTGACGATGAACGTTCTTACTTTGGCTGCCATTGCTTATCGATCTCCTGTGCTAGTAGGCCAGCTTGCTTTGCATTCCAGTTGACGTGACGTTTCCAGTAGTCCATCTTCCTTTGACAGGCCTCAAGTTCTTTTGTGGCCTGAGCTCTCTCGAGGGCACTGGTTTCTCGATGTTGCGCCATGAACGTGAGGTACTTGCTGTTCTGATAGTGCTTGAACCAGTAGTCCACCGCCGGCTGTTCATGGTACGGTTTTGGCCTACCCCGGAACGGCTCTTTATCATCGTTGTCCGGGTAAATGAAATAGGCCATCTGTTTGTCCCTCTGCTATCTTATGGTGTATTATAATATAGGGTCATTGGGTTCCTCAAGAGTCAAAATGATGGTCGACCTAAAGAAAATTGATCTTGTGCCATATCCAGCCGAGCAGAGCAAGTGCTAACCACATCGGTATAACGAACAGGACCGAGGAGAATACTCCACGGGCGACGCGAAGATGAAGTGGGTCCCTATCCTCCTCGTCACTGTCGTGCTTAGACCAGCTGTGGTTGTGGTTACGGTAGTCATACTCCCTCGAGTGCTTGTACTGTGACGAGCGGATAGGGTACTTCGACCCTATGTTGGATATGATCGAGCGATGGTTGAACTCCTCTGGTGACATTCTGTTCTCTCCCGCTAAAGGTGGGTATGCCGTCCGGGGAGCTAGACGGCATACCCAGTTACGCTAGTTACATTGGTTACCCTTGGTTACGATCACGCCTGCGTCGAGCGAAGAACGTCAGACCCAGAAGCCCTACGCCCATCACCGCTAGGCTAGTTGGCTCCGGAGTGGCGATGATCGGCGTGCAGGTGCCGTTGCCAGTCAGTGTGCAGACGTTGGAGATATCCGGCTGCTTCAGCATGTCGAAGCCGAAGGGGCCGCTGCTGCCGGTAAGCTGAGTGACTTGGATGTCGGTGATTACCTCACCGTTGGTTCCAAGCAGATTGAACTTATTCTGTCCGTTACCCAAGGTGAACGAGAAGTTATTCCCCATGTTGTCGGTGACGAAGACGTTCGCTGTTCCCTCACCGAAGTCCAGGTTCATCTGAGCGTCGCCCCATCCGAAGCCGGCTTCGGGCTTCATCTCCAGCGACGTAAGCTGCGTGTTGTGCGTGCCACCACCGTCGAAGCAAGCAGTACCGCCCGTAGTGCAGACGAGGTTGGCATGACCAATGCCATCCGCGACGAGGAACTGCCCGGTGCCCGACCCGCCCATGGAGCCCGTCCCTTTGGCGAAGGTAGTGTCGAAGATGACGTTGGTCTGCGTCCTGTTCGTATCGCCGATCTGGGTGGTACCGGGAATCAGATCGGGGGCTTCGAAGATGACGTTCTCTTCTTGGCCTGGCAGAGCTGGACCAGGATTCGGATCGAAGATGATAGTAGCGTTGGCTGTAGTTGCAGTTGTAGCCGCCCCGACTGTCATCAGAGCCACTGCAGCGACCGTGCTCAGCAGTACGTTGTGTCTCATAGTAACGTATCCCTTTTGTGTGGTTGAAGTCCGAGGCATTTCAGCCTCGGACCTCATCAGTTGTCTCAAGCGTTTGTAGTCGTGTCGTCCCGCTTGAAGATCTTACGTCCGGACTTCCTGGCCCACAAGAGGCCAAGCGCTCCAGTAGCAAGGATCATCATGCTTCCCGGCTCAGGAACCGCTGCTGCCACCCCAATCGTCTGGATCGTGTCAGTCACGCTTTGTCCAGCCTGAGTGAAGGTGACAAGGAACTCCTGAGCGTCCGACGTGATGCCGTTGATCAGGGTAGGCCCTTCGATCGTGGCTCCGATAGGCACGGCTCCGAACGTATCACTGTGGAGCGGATTGCCGAGGCTGGTACCCGACCCTCCAGTAAAGTCGCTCAGAGTAGATGGCCCCGCAAACGCGCTGGTACCGATCAGGTTGTTGACAGTGAACGTGCTCTGAAGATTCGCGTTCACCGAGGTCAGTCCTGTCTGGAAGACCCGGATGTCAAGGGTGTGTGTCCCTGTGAATCCGGTGATCGTGTCTGCACTCAAGTCAGTCGTTGCCAGATCGGGATTGTTCTCGATCGGAACTCCCGAGCTTGCGACAGTTACGTTGCCGAAGTTGGCAAGCGACGGGCTGAAAGTGAGCGCTCCCGTGCTGCTTGTGGCGGAGCAGCCAAAGGCTCCACCGTCTTCTGCTACGCAGATCTGCATCGTACCGGCCCGTGCTGCTATGGGAGTCATAGCCAAGACCCCCAGTGCAGTAGCAGCGAGTAACATACCTCGATACATGGTTTACTCTCCTTGTCGTGATCTCCCAAGTAGACTGACAGCTGAGGCGGAGGGCCTCCACCCATGACCCCAGCTGCCAGCCATACAGAGGTTGGGAGTCCTCTGTACTGTTGATTCTGTTGGTCGTCACGGCTTTATCTCGTACCGTCGCTGTCTGACTTTGTGCTTGTCAGCCTTCACGACGCGTAGGACGCCGCGCATTTCCATGCGATTCACACGTTGGCCGTACAGCCTCCTCCTGTCGTCCTTCGGGTCCAGCTTTAAGGCGTCAAGGATGTGTGCTACATTCAAGGGACCATGTTCCTTGAGGACCGCGAGGATCCTCTCATCCTCTTCCACGTCTGTCGACCTTCCAATTTTGGGTCGCTTTGGAGCAGCAAGTCTGAGGACCTCGCTACCACCGTTAACCTGTTGGACTCCTACGCACACCCCGTTCACTACGATCAGAGTGTCTCCCAGTTTGGCATGGAATGCTAGGCCGCTTGGGACTTCGTAGGCCTCTACTTTGATCTGTCTCATGTGCTTACGATCCTCCAGATAGCCGAGTAGGAGAGGGTGGCGAAGCTAAGCTGGCGGGTCTCGTTTGAGTCTTGTCTGGTGATCAGGATGTCGTCATTCAGCTTCTGCACAGTGTTGACATTCGATGTCAGAATACGTCCTGTGGAGGCGACCTTGTACGATTTGATGCCAGTGACACGCCAAAAACTATTGTGGTCTGTTCGGCCGAAGTTCATTAGGATCGTTCCCAGTTTTACTTGGGTCTTGTGGAAGAACACGCTGTCGGACCCTTGCCATCTCGCTAGAGCCTCTTCAGCCTCGGGACGATCATCGCTATGGTTGCGAACCAGTCTCAGTGCCATTCTCTTATTGCCCCTTATCCCGAACGCTAATCTTCACGTCCCAGTTGTACTTCTCACCGAGCATACGCATTCGCTCAAACCATCCTGTAGCCTTACCTTTGTTCAGTATGTCCTGGGGGAACTTCTCCGTACGCAGACATTCCGCACAGAGCATATCGAATGCGTCCTGCTCGCTAATGAAGATGCGGGGACTCTGTGACAGACTAGCGCTCCTGTCTCTATTGGGTGGGAACCGGTTTCGCAGCTCGTGAAGGTATGCGTGGCTCTCAGGGACCTGCTCCTCGATGTGTTTGGTGAACCGCTCGCGCCGGCTTTGAAGTGTTTGACTAGCTTTGAGCCGCTTGCGCGCTCGTTGCGGGTTCTTAGGTATTGGTATCTTCTGCCATTGTGTTACGAACCCTTGATCGTCGTCTCCGTCCATCATGCTTATTTGTCCTTCCCTTTATCCGAGACCACATTGATGATAACGTCTGTCGCCATCTTCTGCATTACCCGGCCCTTCCGAGCTTCGTTACCCGGATTGAACCTACTCACCCTGACTGATTTACAGAACTTTGGAGCGAAGCTGCTAGTCAACGACTCTAGTTTGGCCTTCACGTCTGCTCTCTTCGTTCCGTTCTTAACGTCGGCAAGTGTGATGGTAAACCTGAAATCCTTGACCATATGATGAACCACCCCCTACCTATTAATGGCGTTAAGTGAATCGACTAGGCAGTTCGTTCGCTACTTTTGGGCGGTAGTTTCTTTCTATTATATCATAAGGCATCTTGGGTCATCAAGAGTCCAAATGATGGTCGCCCACAATTTATTTTTGACTGGTTTGCTAGTGTGTAGGAAACGTAGCCATGAGCATTATGGCAATCCCGACCAGTAGGCTGCAGTACGCACCGAAGCTTATGTAGTGTACTTTCGTCAGCTGGACCTTGAAGGCGGGTCCATGTGCTCCATGCCCTTTTGCCCTTCTTGGTGCTGGAAGACTTGAGTTCTGCTCCGCCATCTTACTGGCGATCTGCGCCTGTATGTGAGGCGGCATTCTCGCTATGTCGTCGTGCGTGATCCTGTTCTTACTCATTTGTCCTTTGATTCCTGTTCAGTAGCCACTCGCGTCCCTATACGGGGTGAGAGTCGTAGGTGAGGGCGAAGCCCTTTGGATTGCACCGTGAGATCACCTACGACTCTCTCGTTTGACTAGCTAGGCCGCTGCCGGAGGCGTCGGATCTTCCTCAGAGCCCTCCCACTTCACTGATGCAAGAGCCTTAGCGATCCGCTCCCACTGAGTTGCGGCTTCCTTAGCCTCTTCGCTGTCCTCGTCCGCCTCCGCCTCCTCGACTGCCTCATTGCACTTCTCGTCAGCGAGTTCAGCTAGAGCATCCATATCGTCCTTGATGAGTTCAAGTTCGTACTTCGGCATGCTTTGGTGTCCCTTGTATTGAGTCGGTTGCGGTGATGTTACGCCTCTAGAGATGCGTCCTCAAGGCCCGGCGTAACTGTAATCGTGATGTACTGAGGCCAGTTGCCCTCGGCATCACGAAAGGCCTTGAACTTACCCTGTCGAAGATACTGCGTCCCGATCAGGGTTTCGGGGTTGTACATCTTCATCTCGTTGCCGTGCTCGTTGATCTCCTGGTATCGGACAGCACCCTTGGTGATGTCCTGGAGCATGAAGGTTGCTGATGCTCCCGCCTTTCGGATTGTGCTCATTGTTGTTACTCCAGATCTAGACCGCGCTCGAGTTTTGTTGCGCAGCTGTTGCAGTACGCGTATTGGGGCTGGATCCTTACGGTTTGTCCACAGCCCTCGCAGATCTTCTTGACGTTCGTCCGTTGGATCTGGTGGTAGAACTCGACGTCCTCCTCACTGTTGATCTCGTAGTGACCAAAGTTCTCGTCGTAGTATGTGCGAGGCATCAGTTCTGTCCCTTTACTTCGCTCGACTGATTGTACCACTCTGCGGTGTAGCTGAACACCAGCTCAGTGGTGTCCTCATCGTACATTGTGATGTACGCGATCCTTGACTTTAGGATGGTATTACTGGTGATGTTCTCAAGAGCCCCGACGATCTTGTCTTTGTCGAGTTCGCTGATCCCCATCCACTGCATGTCGCGCATTCCGAACCCCATTCCGCTCTCGTCGCGTTCGCCCAGGGGTTCTTCGAAGTGGTCGTCGAGATCAGGTTCCTGGAGCGCTGGATGTTGATCCCGCGCTCGCCCTGTGTCTTCAGGTACTGTGGTATAGGCAAGATCGATGCTGTAGGTCATTGGTGTGTTTGTTCCTTTGTTTGTTTGTTACTGTCCGTAACTGAACTGAGCGACCTGCTTCGAGGTCGCGCTACGGTACCCAGTGTGGTCTTCCTGTTGAAAGTACTTGGTGATGTACACCGTCTCTCCTGGCTGCAATTGCAGTCGCAGCACGGCTATCCATTCGTCGACGCTGTAGAACTTTGAGTCGTCGTCCCATCTCGTGGCACAACGCACGAGTTGGGGTCTGCCTTCGGTGTCCAGCTTCATGATGTTCGCGTGGTGGTGTGACATCGGCTTTGTTCCTTTGTTTGTTGAAGGGTAGTTGGTATTTTCTTTCTATTATACCATAGGGTCCTTAGGTCAATCAAGTGTCAAAATGATGGTCGACACTCTTTTTACCGGGGACCATACTTGAGGTCCGCTAGGAACTTCATCAGCTTGAGCCACAAAGCGTTGGCTCGCTCGTGTTCGGTGCTCATATCGCTGTAGTTCTGTAGGGATGTCTTTGGGGACCCCATATGTTGCTCCAGCTCACATCGGGTGTCGTGTAGACTGCCGATGATCGTGCCTAGTTCTTGCTTTGTCAGCATGATTTGGAACTTTCGTTGCGGTAAGATGTCACGTCCGCGCTTTCTTGGTTTCGGTTCTTTGACCATCTGGGGGTTATGTATCCTTCACGTTTGTGCATTCTTGATCGCTCGCTGGGCTGTTTGCCTTGGAGTGTAGCCCTCCTCGTAGTCCAGCACATAACGCCAGTCCGCTATGTCGTCCGTTCCGAACTGCGTTTGGGTACGGACGATAGCCTCCACCCTTTGGCGCCAGACCTCGTAGCTGATGCCTCTGCTTTTAGGATCGCGTTTGTAGGTCTGGGTCATCTATGTGGGTTCCTCCTCATTGCTGCCCATCGCACCCTCGTCCTCTCCCATCGCACCCTCGTCCGTGGGGGTTGACTGTTCGATCTGGGTGAGGATCTTGCCTGTTACCTTAGACCACCATCGGCAACTCAACACTGTAAGAAGCAGTTCCCACAAGTCAACGACGTTGGTGTACTTGAGATCGTCTAGTTGGTACGTATCGCTGCGTTCGTACAGGTGCGCCAGCAGTAGGGATCTAGCAAGGTCTATTGGGACCCTGTCTGGCTTGATGTCTTCCCAGACGTAGAGTTGGCTCTCTGGGTGACGGCAGACTGCTAAGACTGCTAAGACTGCTTTCGCGTCTGCCATCCCCTCAAAGTCGTGGTAGCTGTCTAGTGATTTGAAGTGTTCAACGAGGTCGTGCATGTTGTCTGTGATGTTGCTGCTACTCATGGCAGAAACTTACCCCGCTCGCCGAATGTGTCGTACAACCGCTTCACGTACGGCTCAAGCTTGCCGATGTCTGTTTCGTCCGCTACAAGCCATGAGGCGAACAAGTTGACTGCGTCCGCTTCGCCATCGGCTACCATCACTCCCCGCTCGCCGCTCGGCAGATCGTGGAAGTGCAGCTCGTAGCTGGTTTGGATCGGATCGTTCTCCACCTTGTCTAGTGATTGTACTGCGTACAGGATCACTGATGTATCGGCAATCGTAGCCATGCAGATCATGCTCATTGTGCTTGGTTAGCTCCTTGCTGTGAAGACGCGCTCGGGGTTGAGCGGATGGCGGATCTCGATCATCGATGGGTTGATGACTCGGAAGTCTGACTTGCTACCGAACGCTCTGCGCAGCTCGTTGATGTCTTGGCAGTACATAGCGAACTTGGATTCAAGTTCGCCATCGATTGTTACCGTCCAGGAGAAGGGGGATACTACTTGTGCTAGGTTTGGACCGTTTGTCATGTTTTGTTCCTTCATGTTACAGGTAAAGTGTCTTCGGTATTTTCTTTCTATTATACATCAAGGTCTCTGGTCAAATCAAGAGTCCAAATGATAGTCGACCTTCTTTTTACTATTGTCCAATAGTAACACCAATGCGCCCTTTACGGGCCGAGAAGAAAGAGAGGGCGCTTTGCGCCCTTCCGGATTGCACCGATTGCGTGGTCACTCTGTGTCGCCGTTGTGTTCCCACGGATAGTAGTGGCCGATCTTTGTGCAATCGGTTGTGTCGCTTGGGTGATAGTGGTGATCACAGTTGGCCTTGTAGATGTCGTCCGCGTATGCTCTCGCATAGCGCTGTCGATCTGCTAACGGGATGTCTTTGCGGTGACTGAACAACTCTACCCTGCTGCGTAGCATCATGTCGTTACGTTGCACTTGGTATGCTGTAGCTGGATCGTCGCGGTACAGATTGTGTGGCACTGAGAGTCTGGGGAGATTCCACGTGTTTGGTACGGCTTCGTCGCTGAGCACTGGTGTACTTGAGATCGGCGTTGCTGACGGGAGTTCGAACTGATAGGTACAACCACTCAGCGCGAGTAAGGCTGTGACTGATAGTAGTATTGTTCTTTTCATGTTAAGCATAGGAGCCCTATTTCTAGGGCTCCCTCCTTATACTAGGTTGTGGTTGTTAGGCCGCCTTCGTCTCTGAGTCCCTCTGCAGTTCGTTCATGACCTCCGTGGGCAGCTGATCCTGTACGTCTGCCACGATCTTACGCAGCTCGTCTGGCGTCAGGTTCAGCTTGGCTGCCTCGGTGTTGAGCTTGTTTTCGTCCACCTTGGTTGGCAGATACACCACCATCGGCAGGCTCCCCATCTGGTTCTCGGTGGGACGCTTGATGATCTGGTTCAGCACGTTACGTGCGTGCTGATACAGGATCCCCAGGTGCCGACTGATCTGGCTCGTCGTGTACCCGTCTCGGTGCATCGCCCTGATCTTCGCCGACTTATTAGGCAGCCTATCCAACATCATCTTGTAGTTCTCTGATGGCGGAAAGACCGGCATCACCTTGGGCGCTTGGATGACTTGCGCTGGAGCCATCGCTCCTGCTGTCGTACCCATCCGTGGTGCCATCATCTGGTTAGGATGATTCCCCATGACGCCCTGTGCGATCTGGGTCTCTTGCACGCTCGCCGCGAGGGCTGCATGTACCTCTTGGATCGGTGCTTCGCTGACGACCTCGTTCGAGTCCTTGGTGTCTGTATCCTTGGGCGGGTCAGAGACTTCGGTAGTGGGCTGAGCCTGTACCTCAGCGGTCGGCTTGACCTCTTCGGTCTCGTTAGTAGGCTCGTTAGTTGGGTTAGTTTCCATGGTGACTTGCTCCTATTGACCATGGGTTACCAAGACGCACATGCGCTCGGCTCGTAGCATTGGAACCATATGACCTTGTGTGTGGTATGTATTGGGTCATATGATTCCTTTGCATACCCCTATTATATAGCGTGTCTTTGATGGTAATCTAGTGGCAAAATGATGGTTGCCCTTCATTTTACCTGTGACTATTTGTTTGGGTAAGGCTTGATCCCTCCTGTCAGACTAGTGCGTTGACCTTCTGGGATCCTTGCTCGCTCGATTCTGTCGCTCCAATCGCGTCCGCTCTCGATGCGGTCGAGGAGTTCGTGATCCTTCTTGGTCGCGAACCCACATTCCCGATTGTTGAACGCTTCGTTATAGGCGAGTCGTGTTTGTTGTGTCATCCAGCTCGGCCACTCCTCGATGTTCAGTCGACGGCCCCAATCGTCTGTGAATGTTTTTACTGTTCGTGGGACTATGTAGCCCATCTGAGCGTCGGCCGCCTCATAAACCTGTGGGATCGAGTCGTAACGTTCGTAGTGCGTACCGTCCTCTGCACTGATCGCGAGGAAGAAGCATGAAGACATGTGTGTTGTTCCTTGTTTGTTGGTTTGTGTTACAGGTTTGCAAAGATCTGTTCGGCCAGATCTCTGTCCTCTTGGGCAATTGCCCTGCACCGCTCTTGATCGTCCGGGTGTGGTTCTCCCTTTGCTGTGTTGTCCATGAGATCCGCACAATCCTTTAGTGCGGTTGCGATCGTTTCCCACGTCCCCTTGGTAAAAGTCAAACTCACCTGCTTGAGCTGGTCGATCTTGAACTCGTAGCCCGAGAGTGCTTCGGTTGACATATGTGTTGTTCCTTCCGTGTTTGGTTATTAGTCGGTTGCCTTGACGAATCGGACCATATCTTGTATGAACCGTAGGATCGTCACTCTGTCGTGCTCGCTGTCCCAACCGTCGAGGTTGCCGTGGAGAGCCTCGATCAGGAACTCCCGCATTTGTTTGCCGTGGAGCGTTTCGAGCGTTCGGATCGCTAGAGGCATTTGCGGATCGAACTCGTTCATGATCAACCACTCGAGGTCGATCGATTCTTCGTCCGTCAGATCGTACATGGTTTTGAGCATTTGTTGATCGTACTCACGGCGATCCTCTATGGTGCCATCGTCGATCATGCTATGCAGTAGGTCTTCGAGCTTGGTATTCATGTTGTTTTGTACCTTGTTGTTTGGTTTGGTTTGGTTTGGTTTGGTTTGGTTGACGCGTTAATGAACCTGTTTGCCTTGGAGAAGCATTAACTTGCCTTCTAGTTGGACCGCTTGCGGTTGGAGCTCTACTGGAAGGTTAACCGCCTTAAGCCATACCTTGTAGAGCCCTACAAGGACATCGACCAACTTGGGATCCATCGTTCCTTTGACCAAACCAAGGCGCACTGCGTCGCACATTTGGTTCAAGGCTTTACGCTTGGTTCTTGTAGATCCTTCCAATTTGATCGTCCCCGTGACCAACATCTCGATCACAGTACCGCCTAGGAAATCAATGTCATCATCGTCGAGCTGGTTCGATATATTAATGTTGGTCAACTGCTTGCCCTCTCTCTATTTTACCACTTATTATAACATAAGTTCCTTTGTGGTCACAAGTGTCAAAATGATGGGCGACCATCTTTTTACTATGTGCTTGTACGGACCGGTCGCAATTGCCGAAATTTCAGGGCGGGTCCTTAGTGGTCTTTTGTAGGTTAACTATTGGTATTTCTAGTTGTTCCATTTTATAACTCGTTGATTTTATTAACTAGTGGATAGAGTGGATATATATGACATAAATTATCATTTGAGAAACTAGTAGGCAATTTCGGAATTGATTCAGGACATGTCAGGTAAGGAATGGTATGGTAAGGGTAGGGTATATAGAATATTAGGTATAAGAGAAAGTAGACTCAGTTATATCTACTTTTCCCACTTGATCAATGATTTCAACGAGTTAACAAAAGGAACGCTTAGTAATTGCCTTGTAGTTCCCAAAAGGATCCACTAGGCACACAAAGGAACGGGCGACCAATTCAACCGGTCTCCGTCCTCGTTGGTCTCCTAAAGTTGCAGACCGAAATGTGTAACAGGTTAGGCCGGTCCCACATTTTGACTGATCCGCGTAGAACTGGTTCGAAGTTGTCGGTGAGGATCAACTGGTCCCCTCGGTCGTGGCATCAGTCTGCTCGATTTGGTCCTACGACCGGTCCAGCTGGACCATGCAATTCAGAATCAGGCGTCCGAGGCGGACTATTCCTCCTCGACAACAGGTCTTGAATGCCCGACCGGTCCTGCCCGGTCCGGGGGCAGTAAAAGAAAGGGCGCCTTGCGGCGCCCTAGTTAGTTCTGGTCGGACTACTCGGCCATTGGAAGGTTCTTACGGTGTCCTGCCCAATACAGGAAGTCCTTAAGGCGCATCTCCTCGTCCGGATCGTTGAGGCTGTCATCGTCCTCATGTTCGAGGGCGGACAGCGTGTACAGTCTGAACAGTTGTTCCAAGTCTTTCTTGGCCAACGTGAACGCGTGGGACATTACCGGATACTCCAGACTGTCCATAGGCTAGTCAGGACGGTTAGGATCCAGGCGGTAAAGAGCCCGCACCCGATGAGTCCGAACTGATTGATAAAGTCCGGATAGAGGTCGATGAACTGTTGTGCCATTACAATGCTCCTTAGGCGGGTCAAGAATAGGGGGGTCTTGCGACCCCCCGTTCTTAGTCTCAGTCCTTCTTGTAGGTCTGAGTCAGGACGTTACGCACGTGTTGGTAGCGGAGCGCCCGTCCGTTCTTCTGTTCGTACCAGGGGTTCAGGATCTTCTGGATCGAAGCGTTCTTGTGGCCCATCCGCGCGAGCGACTTGATCTTCTGGGACGTGTTCATGGTCTCGCTCCAGACGATACCGTGGACGTCGCTCTGTGGCGGAGCGGTGTGGACCTCCAGCTCTACGGCCAACTGGATGGCCTCCTGCTGCTCCAGCGTCAGTACCGGCTCGATGACCTCGTCGACGGTCGCGGTGTTGTTCTTAGTCATGGTCTTTGTCCTTTACTTACTTTGTCCAATAAGAACCATTTCTCATTGTACAAATATATTATAATAGATTGTCCTGTGGGACTACAAATTAATAATTGTTAATAATTAGCAAACGGTCTTACGGTGGTTTTAACTGGTCCAACAGTCTGCTCGATTTGGGTCTAGGTCCTGCACGGGCCAACCATGGATTTGGATTTGCGCGCTCCGAGGCGGACCGGGCCTTAACTGAGATGGTAAAGCGCGCCTAGTCCAAAAGGCGGACGCGTTGACCGGTCCCGACCGGGCCTCCCTTTGGTCGGGCCTCAACAGTCTGCTCGATTTGGGTACAGGATCTGTAGCGGTCAACCATGGGCGCCAAATTTTGGCGTCCGAGGCGGACCGGTCCCCTCCGGGGCGCTCCGCGCCCGCCCGCCCGGGCCGGAACGGTCCCGGAACGGTCCCAACCGGGCCCCAAATGGCCCATGGGCCCAAAAAGCCCGGCCCAAAAGGGCCGGGGCAAAAAGAACCGGGCCCTTTCGGGCCCGGGCATTCTCAGGAAAGAGAAAAGGGCGCCTTTCGGCGCCCCTTCTCCTTTTAGCCCTTTACGGGCGTGATCAGCACGTTTCTGACCCACTGGTAACGAATGTTGAGGGTACGCGCGATTTGCGCGCGGTTGTACCCTTTTTGCGCAAGGTAGCGGATTTTGGCGCTTGTTGTGGAAAGGGCGGCGATTTCCTCCCCAACGCTCGCGGCGGTGACGGGGATCTCGTAATTGACTTCGTAAGACATTTTAGTACCTTTCTGCCTGTAATGAATCATCTCATTACAACTATAATATAATACATCCCCCTGCAAATCGCAAGTTAACAATTGTTAATGTTTCAGGTATTATATGAACAATCGTTCATGAACGTTATTTCATGTCGCACCCCGCGGGGTGGGCTATACCGGTCCCCCGGTTAGGCTTAAAAGCCTGGGCGGCGGGTCCCCGCTCGGTCCGGCGGGTCGCCCCGCAACCTAGGGGGTCGCCTGGGCAATCTCAAAAAAGAGAATAACATAACAAAAGTAAAGGGGACCCCTTATTTGGGGTCCCCCTTTCCTTTACTTCTTTATTGGTGTGATCAGAACATTTCTGACCCACTGATACCGAATATTTAACTGTTTTGCAATTTGGGAACGGGTATAACCTTTTTCTGAAAGATATCGAATTTTTGAACTCATCGTGGTCAAATTTCCAATTTCGAGATTCACGTCCTTTTCGGTTACGGGGATCTCATAATCGATGTTGTAATCCATTTTGATATTCTCCACTACGTAATTAAGAACTATTTCCTAATTACAAATATTAATATACACAACTCGGTGGTCATAAACCCCAATTAAATTATTAATATTTGTTAATAATTTTCTGTTAAAAGAGCGATCGTTTTTATCTGAAAATGCCGCGCCTGGGTGATTTTACCAAAAAGGCAACTGCACAACCAAAAGGCGAGGCACAGCCAAGGGGGCTTATTAACAAGATTTAATATTTGGACATCTTGATTGACCATTAGTGCATACTATATAATCCACATATGCCATAAAGCTACTAAGGCCCAAAGTCTACATGTCAATTGGTCCTAACCGCTCAGACCTCTCAGCTCAATCACTGCCCTCTAAAGCGCAGATCATGAGGGCTGCTCAAAGCTATCTGCCTATCAACCAACTACAGTTACCCGAGGGGTACTACAGGGCGGATCTCATTGACCCAAGCACGATCTACAAGGGGACCCAACCCCCACTCACACCCCAAGAACTCCAACAGCTCACAAACTCCTCAAGCCTAGAAGAGGCCCTCAGTAACTACACAGCCACACACTCACAAGAGGCCCAAAATGTCTCGAGGAACCAGAGGAAGCCGGGGGACCAGAGGCATGAGGACATCAGCGTCGACAAAGTCGGGCAGCTCGAGCGGCAGCAAACCGATGCACGAGGGGGTCAAGGAGGCGAGCCTTCACCGGACTCACAAGAGCGGCCAACAGCTGCGCGGCTTCAGACTGAATTACCCGAAGGGGACATCGTCAAGGACATAACACATAACGATCAACAAACGACGACGATCTCTGAGGACTATCGCATCCCTCAGCTGATCCTCAATCACGCCGCCCTACAGAAAGCCTACTCCCCCTTATCGTATGACGAGGGGTACCCAATGACGGACGAAGGGCAGCCCTTCTGGCAGAAGCTGCCTTGTGAGCCGATTGATGCCTACATTGCGTTCCAGGCGTACATCGAGCAGGGTACTCAGGGCAACAGGCAAATCTTTACCCTCGCTAACAGTACGCACATGCAGCAACGAATCGCAGCATCGCGCGCACAGCATACTCATCAGACCAAACTCCACGAGCAACAAAGCGGTACCTCATGGTTGCCGAATGTACAGCCGGGCGGGCGTAGCGATCGAGCTGAGTATATGGGCCCTCTAGAGGGCTCTGGTTTTATCCCGAGCGACACGAACGGTAACCAGATAGAGATCATCAACAGCGCAACTCACGACGAGATTGTCGAGTGGTTCTACCTGTACCACTGGGATTTCCGTGCCAAGTCGCACGACTTGTTCTACATCGACTCGATCCGCAAGTCCCGAGAGATGTTGGCTCTGACTCTTCAGAACACTCACTTCACTGACAGCCAAAAACTATATAGCAAACTGCTCGCGTTCATCAATCCAGACCGCAGTGATCCTAACTTCAAGCCATACTTCTTGGACGACGATGACGAGCCGCGCTTCTGGAAGGAGCTTACCCCGAAGACCGCTCTAGAAGCCCTGAAGCTAACGACCCAGCTACAACGGGTAAGCATCGGGTTACACCCGACTAGCATCACGCCAAATCACACCCTTCAGGAGAACGTTAAGTATCTGGCGTCTCGTTCTCCCTCCCTCTCTCCAAAGTCCACCACTGGCAAGTCTGTTAGAGGTGAAGAGGACGCGCGGGGGCCCAACCCTGAAAACAACCGCGAGCAGCTGAGCGCAGCTGATCGTTCACGCAGGCTAGCTATCTTGCTTGACAAGGCGAGAAGTCGCAAAGCTGGTAATGAATAATGGCCAGCGAACTCAGTCAGCTGCTCCAACATCTCACGCCAGCCGAGCTCGCTGAGCTCGACGGACTGTTGAGCGACATTGAAGTACCCGTGTGGACACCACTGCCCGGTCCACAGTCAGCAGCCTTCTCGAGCGAAGCTGATGAGCTCTTCTATGGCGGGGCCGCTGGGGGAGGTAAAACCGACCTGCTCCTCGGAACCGGACTACAGAACCATTGGCGCACTATCGTGTTCCGCCGAGAGTTCCAACAGCTGAAGGGCATCAAGGATAGGAGCAACGAGCTCTACTATGACATCGGCAAGTACAATGGCTCGGACTGGACTTGGAGATTCAAGGACGGTCGCACGATTGAATTCGGTGCTTGCCAGTTTGAGGGCGATGAGCAGAAGTACCAGGGACGACCTCACGACCTCAAGGGCTTCGACGAAGTCACCCACTTCACGAAGCGGCAGTACAAGTTCCTCACCGGATGGAACCGTACTACCAAGATAGACCCCTCCACAGGCAAGTTTTATCGCACTAGAGTCATAGCGTGCGGCAACCCGCCAACTACGGCTGAAGGACAATGGGTCGCTGACTATTGGGCGCCCTGGCTAAATCCGAGCCACCCCGATCCCGCCCTTCCCGGGGAGTTGAGGTGGTTCATCACCAATAGTGACGGTGATGATATGGAAGTTAGCTCGCCCGACCCTATATACATGGAGATCAACGGTCAGGAGACCGAGATCTTCCCCCGAAGCCGGACTTTCATTCGCGCCCGCATTCAGGATAATCCCTTCCTGATGTCCTCAGGATACATAAGCATCCTGCAGGCGCTGCCCGAGCCTCTGCGCTCTCGAATGCTGCAAGGCGACTTTGGGATCGGCGAAGATGACGATCGTTGGCAAGTGATCCCAACGGCTTGGATCCTTGCTGCGCAGAGTCGCTGGGCTCCTACTTATGAACAGTACCTTCTCAAGCTGATCAGTAGAAAAGCCGCAATAAACCCATCGGATCCAACAAACGCCGTTGGGAGCTCGTCCCCCCTCTCCGGACCGCTCCGCGGATCTGGATCTGTTTCTTCCGCCGTTAAGGGGCATTCTAACAATAATAACACAATAGTAGAAGAGCCCAAACTCGAGGAACCGAGCGAACCGAAGCGAGAGCTGAAGCCGGACGACTTACCTGACCTTAACATCCCAAAGGCTCAGCCGAGAACCTTGGACGAGTTTTTCCAGCAGGCAGGAGTTGGTGTAGACACGTCTGTCTTGCTGAGTGATGACCAGAAGAAGCTGAACTACAATGTCTACGGCAATCTGGACATTACTAAGGGTTTTAGCGCCGATCTTCCTGGTTCTAGGGATGTGGGGGTTGACGTGTCTCGTGGGGGCCGTGATAAGACGGTCTTTAGCGAGAGACGTGGCAGTTGGTTTGCTACTCTTAAGCTTGTACCTGGCGTTGACACTCCTGATGGTCCGGCTGTCATTGCAAAGGTCAGAGAATTCGGGTACGCTGACTGGCGAGTCAAGATCGACGTCGTTGGGGTCGGATCCTCACCGGTCGACGTCGGGAAGCTCGCGGGCATCGACGTTGTGGCAATGAACGGGGCAGATAAGTCCATCGCGACGGATCGATCGGGGACCTTGAGTTTCACCAATGCGCGCTCGGAATGGTTCTGGCTTTTCAGAGAGGCATTGGATCCTTCACTTGGCCTGGAGATCGCTATACCCCCAGATAGTGAGTTGGCTGCTGATCTTGCTGCTCCTAGGTGGGCTCTCACTGTTAGAGGCATTCAGGTAGAAGACAAGAAGAAGGTGAAGGAGCGACTTGGTCGCTCCCCCGATAAGGGTGACGCTGTGATCAATGCGTTCGCACAGCCGAACGTAGCGGGTCAAGGTTTCCTTCACTTCTACAGAGACGAACTGAAACATGCAGAGGAGATTGCACGCGAGCGGGCTCGTACCACAATTCGCGGACCGTACATGGATAGAGGCCATGGGAGTAGTGGTGTTTCTCATGGGATCATTAGGTCCTAACGTGCACGGTCTTGTATGTACGTGGCAAGTAGTCACAGTAGTTGATGCGGCGCTTGCAGGTAACGTTACTGGATTGAAGGCATGGCACGCCATGAGAGAAGCCTTCAAAGACGGACGGCCACTGAACGTCCACGAGTTCGAAGCCTTCAGTGAAAGCCTAGAGGATCTGGTGTGCGATCCGATGGGAGGGCTGATCGTGCGAAATCTTGGTCACACTTGATACAGAACCGAAAGGACTCCTGAAATGGCTCAGTACGACGTTGTCTTCAAAGGTACGGTCTATCTGCCAGAGGTCGGTGGTGGTCCGATCATTCCGCCCAGTGGTGGCGAGAAGCCGCCTGGGTTCTGGGGCGGAAGACCACCTGAATACGTAGACATCGGCCTTCCTGGCCCACAGCCTCACCCCGAGCATCCGATTGTCATCCCTCCGGATGCCATCGCACCGGGGGTGCCTACTCACCCAATCTACATCCCGATCTTCCCGGCGCATCCTATTGTGATCCCGCCTGATGCGATCGGACCGGGAGTACCGTCGCATCCTATCGTGCTTCCTCCTCCGATCCCGGCTCATCCGATCGTGATTCCGCCAGGTGCAATCGATCCTGGTCCGCCGTTGGTACCGGAGCATCCGATCGTCCTACCGCCACCGGTGGAGATCTGGCCGTCGCCTGGCCACCCGGCTCACCCGATTGTCATCCCTCCGGATGCGATTGGTCCTGGTGTGCCAGCACATCCGATCTTCATTCCTGTGTTCCCGGCACATCCGATCGTCATCCCGCCGGGTAGCATCGGCCCTGGGGTTCCGTCTCATCCGATCTACCTGCCGCCAGTCTTTCCTGCGCATCCAATCGTGATCCCACCGGATGCAATCGAGCCTGGAGTTCCGGCTCATCCCATTGTCCTACCTCCAGTTCCACCGTTGGGCATCTGGGGTGGCGCTCCACTGCCGCATCCTGAGCATCCGATCTACTTCCCGCCTGACGGCAGCGGAACAGACGACGAGCCACTAGTCGAATGGAAGGTCGGCTGGACACTGCGGACGGGCTGGATCGTCATCGGTGTGCCGAACGTGCCGCACCCGGTTCCATCAAGACGGGGCTAACGAAAGGAGTAAGATGTTTGACGAATGAGGAGCAACGAGGGATAATATCCTCGCTAACTGCCCTGGGGCGTACGGCTATCACCGTGACGCCTCCAGGGCTCCTCATGCTAGTAATTCTCAACGTCGCGTTCCTGTTCGTGCAGTGGGAGCAGAACGCATCGCGCGAGAGGGTGCTGATGCACCTTGTAGAGAACCTTTTAGAGAACTGCAAGAAGTAGTCGCCATGAGTGAACAGGGACAGGCTGTAGAGCCGAGAGACCAAAAAGGCGCCACGATGAGCGCTGACAAGGAAGTTCTACCTGCTGACGAAAGACTGCGCCGTATGGAGGGCGAGCTGCAGAAGTTGGTTATGCTCTGTACACAGATCCTCTCACGCATCGAAGGCGAGCGTGAAAGCGGTAACAACTGATGACATTCGTTGCGTCAGGACATGAACGGCACAAAGGGAGTGTGATCGGTGACGGTCACTGTGTCGAGTATGTTCGTGAAGTAACGGGTGCGCCGCCTACCGAATATTGGCGGCGTGGTGTTCAGGTGCGTGGTCATGCTCAACCCCACGCACCTGGCACTGCAATCGCTACTTTCAGTCCGGACGGCCGTTACGAGAATGACACCATGGGCAAATCTCACGCAGCGATCCTGATAGCCGCACACAGCGACGGACTACTAGTGTGGGACCAGTGGATATCTCAACCGATACAGCAAAGGATCATCCGGTATCGTAACGGTAAGGGTAAAGCAGCCAACGACGGCGACAGGTTTTACGTGATAGAGACCGAGGAGTCCATGTAATTGCCTAGCTTGCCAGTAGGGCCCTCAGGGCCGGTAGGAGCTATCAATCCTGTTGTACCTAACTTCATACAACGGGTGAAGTCCGCTACTCGCTTCATAGTCAGCGGGGTAGGCCCACAGAACTGGTTCGGTCCATGGCAACCTCTTCAGCCCTTCACACAGCAGAGTGAAGAGGAAGGCACCAAGGGACGTCGGTTTGATTACCAGACGGGATACAACCTCAACTACAACCCCCGCACGCAGGAGGCGATCAGCTTTGCCGACCTTAGGGCACTGGCTTCGAACTGCGACATCCTCAGGGGGGTCATTGAGGCCCGAAAGGATCAGATCGCAGCACTCGACTGGGCTATCCGTCCTCGTCAATCGGCTGGTCAAGAGGGCGGTGAGTCCGATATCCCAGGAGACGACGACGGTCTCGAGTCCGCTAACGGGAACGGAGACGGAGCCCCAAGTAGGCCCGGGCAGCGTCGTCAGAATGGGGCAGCAGCTAAGGCGTTTGGGCCCAACGGATCCCCGCAGCAAGGTCAGCCACCTCAACAAGGGCGACCAGGTCAACCGGCTCAACCAGGGCAATTCGGACTCCCCACAACGGGGAACAGACCAGCAAGCGTCCAAAGATCCGAACTGAACACATTGAAGCTTGATCCTGAGGTCAAGCAGCATATCAGAGAGGTCACTGACTTCTTCATGTATCCCGATAAGGAGCATACATGGGATCAGTGGATGCGCTGTGTTAACGAAGACATGTTCGTCATTGACGCTGCAACTATTTATAAGCGGATGACCCGCGGTGGGGACCTTTATGCTCTCGAGCCTATTGATGGGGCCACTATCTTTCCCCTTCTTGATGCTAATGGCCGTCGGCCTACAGATCCTGGAGAACCATCTTACCAGCAGATCCTCCACGGCGTCCCAGCAACAGACTATACTGCGTCCGAACTTCTGTACATGCCGAGGAACATCAGAACAGACAAAGTGTACGGTCATTCTCCCGTTGAGCAGGTCGTTATCACAGTTAACACCGCCATCAGACGAGCAGTTTACCAGCTCGACTATTACTTGACAGGTTCCACTCCAGATGCCTTTGTTGGGTTACCCGAAGCGTGGACTCTCCAGAACATCAGAGACTTCCAGTCGTGGTTCGACGGGCTGATGTCAGGCAACTTGATGAACCGGCGTAAAGTACGGTTCATGCCCGGCCAGTTCAAGTACGTGGAGACCAAAGAGCCGCCTCTGAAGGACGACTATGATGAATGGCTTGCTCGAGTCATCTGCTTCATCTTCTCCATCTCTCCCGAGCCGTTCGTCACTCACCTCAATCGTGCTACGGCTGGTACTGCTCGAAGCCGTGCTCTGGAAGAAGGTCTGCTCCCTAGCCAGAGGTGGTGGAAGGGCCTGATCGATATGATCATCAGGTTTGACCTCGGTCATCCTGAGCTAGAGTTCGTGTTTCTTGAAGACCGCGAGCAAGATCCGAAAGCCCAGATGGACATAGATACAGGATATGTTAAAGCCGGAATCTTTTCGATTGACGAGGTCCGCAAGGAGCGAGGAAAGCTCCCCATGGGTGACGCTGCAGAGCAGCCAATGCTCGCCACAACTAGCGGATATGTCCCAATTGGGGCCCTCACTGGGCCTGATGCCGTGGGGGCACTGGCAGGTCAAGCCACAGCCGGTCTCGGTGGTCCTGGATCTCCAAATCCGGACGTGGGTGGAGGTCCCGGCAGAGGGAAAGGCGGAGGAGGTCGTCAAGGGCCAGGATTCGCAACTCCCAGCACAACCGGAGCCCCTGGCAACACCAGCAGTACAGCTCGGGAGTAATATGAATGCCAGCTCCTAGAACAGTCTACTTGATGGCTCCGAATTACGGCCAAGTGATGCAGTGTGGCAGTGGCCGCTCGTACACGGCTGACGGTTACGGATTCATCCAATTCACGGTCGATGCGCTGCCTAAAGGGGATGCCGTTGAACTCCTGAACATGGGGTGTGTTCCCTTTACGCCTCTGCACATCGGCCATGCCATGTCGGCTGATTTCAACAGTACCAATGACCAGCATTTTGAAGTAGCAGTTCCTCCTGGCATCCTGTTTCGTGTGACTCGTGTGACCGTGGTGAATGCGTCCGTTCCGCTATCTAACGCTGTCGGTGGCCTTTACGTAGGTCCGAATAAGACTGGGGGAACAATCGTACCTGCAACTCAGTCTTACGCGGGAGTTGTTGACAGTCGAACTGCACTGGATCTCACGCTAGAGACTCCAGAGTCTACCTGGGTATGGAACGAGACTGACGTACCAAACTTCTACCTCAAGCTAGACACCCCGCAAGGCTCGCAAGCCACAGCAGATGTTTACGTCTGGGGAGATGTATACTGGCCTAGAGGGTCAGAGCCTGGTGAAGACATCGGGCTTGAAAGCGGTACCGGAGGGTTCAAGGCAGAAGACGGCTCTGGTAAGTTGGGTTGGGGCTGAGAGGTCGCACCTATGACAGACGTCAAGATAAGCGAAGCGACGGACATCCGGATCGTACAGCAACGGGATCTAGTTCCTGTTGCTCGGCCTGGCGACGATACTCCGTACAGTGCTACGATGCAGGAGATCGCTGCACTTATCGCTACTGCAGAGACTGGCCCTCCCGGCCCTCCCGGCCCACAAGGTCCTCAGGGCCCCATGGGACCACAGGGTGCTCCTGGACAAGATGGGCTTCCTGGACCACAAGGTCAGCCTGGAGCTGATAGTACAGTCCCAGGACCCACGGGGCCTCCTGGCCCTCAAGGCATCGAAGGCCCTATAGGGGCTGATGGCCCGAAAGGTGATACAGGCCCTACTGGACCCGTAGGCCCACAAGGTAATACTGGTTCACAAGGGCCTACAGGAGCAACTGGTCTGCCGGGTGTTGCTGGGCCTCAAGGAGCTACTGGCCCTCAGGGGGCTACTGGTCCACAGGGTGCTACTGGACCTCAAGGCCCTCCTGGGCCGAACGTAGTCAGTACCAACACAGGGAACATCGCTACCCTAGGCTCAGACAACCGGATCTTTGTGCCACAGACTGCGTCTAATTCCGCTCCTGCTATGGACGGCACGGCGGCTGTAGGCGTTGGGACTACTTGGGCACGAGCCGATCACGTTCACCCTACGGACACCAGCCGCTACGCCGCGAACAATCCGGCCGCTTATATCAATATCGCTCAGGCGCGAGCTGGTCTGACCGATGGCAGCAACGCTCCAGCAGGTGCGATCGGTGAATTCCTGACCGTGCAGACTCTCAGTACCGCTACCGTCCCTCTGGTCAGCAATGCTGATGTGGTCATCGCGACCTTGACTCTCACGGCGGGCGATTGGGAGGTCCACGGCTCCGGCGGGGCCACGATGGCTAACAACAACAGCACCACGATGCGGTTCTGGCTCAATGCTGGAGGTACTACCAATCCGCCGATCGACCAGATAGGTGGCAACGCCATAACACCGGTCCCTAACAACACGCCGCAGATAATCCTGCCACTCAGTCCGTTGCGGGTTTCCTCTGCCACCCCGGTCAACGTGGCGCTAGGTGCTACTATGACCACCTCAGGCGGTACGCTCAGCGGCTGGGGTAAGATCATGGCACGGAGGATGAGATGATATGTTGATCACAATCCTTCTCATAGTCCTGATCCTCATACTTCTAGGGGGAGGGGGTTACTATGGACATGTGTCGTATCCTCCGTCCCCTGTAGGATTGATCTTGCTTGTGATTGTCATTCTCCTCGTCCTAGGGGCTTTCGGTGGCCCACGTTTCGGTTGGTGGTAGGAGAGAGACTATGTGCTTCAGCTTAAGCGCAGTCGAACATCTACTGATCTGGTTGGTCGTAGTCTGTGCAGTGTTCGCGATCATTCGCGTGCTGCTTGGACTGGCGACTCCACCTCCTGAGTTCGCATGGATACTCGCTGCAGCGATCCAGATAGTGAAGATCATCCTATGGGCGGTGGTCATCATCGCGGTGATCGTTGTCTTGTTTGCGTTACTGGCCTGTGTCGTGCCTTTCCCGTCGCTGAGATGAAACATCGCGCCGCGTCGACTCCGGCCTAGACATGAAGGATAACTAAAATGAACCTCAGGATCTTCCTGCCGATCACAAAGGTGGACGCGGTCAACCGGACGGTGTACGGCAAGTTCACCGAGGAAAAGGGTGATCGCTCCGGTGAGATCATGGACTACTCCACCTCTAAGCCCTTGTTCTCAAAATGGTCGGAGGACATGTATGGTGCATCAGGTGGAAAGAACTTCGGCAACATCCGTGCGATGCACAAAAACGTTGCAGCGGGTATGGTCTGCCAGCCGCTGGACTTCGATGATAACGGCCGGTCTATCGGAGGGCTGGCTCGTATTGTGGACGAAGACGAGTGGCGGAAAGTGGAAGAAGGCGTCTACACCGGATTCAGCGTGGGAGGACGCTATGTTAAACGATGGACCGATCGAGATAACCCTCACCTCATTCGGTACACAGCCGAGCCGAATGAGGTCAGCCTCGTCGATCTCCCCTGTGTCCCAGGCAGCACCTTCCAGTTCGTCAAAAGCGACGGACACGAAGAAGTGCGACCGTTCTCGACCACGAGCTCGGTAGCTGCAGATCCTGTACCCCTTCTTTCTGACCCGCCTGATGGTCTACAGAAGAACGTGCCCGAGTGCACGACAGAGGTCAGCGGGAATACAGCTGCAGGGACTGATACGCGCACGTCAGAAAAGACCAACACTCGTCGCGCTCCAGGAATCCCCGACAACGGTGGCGATCCAGCAAGTCCTACTATGGTGGATCCTGGTGAGAAGAACAAGGACGAGGAGATAGGCCACCAAGATTCGGCGAGCCCTCCTGGCAACGTTCGTAAGGGAGAAGCGGATGCCCCGACGGGTGAAGTCGAGCAAGTGTGGAAGGCTAAGGACGGAACGACTTTTACTAGAAAGGCGGACGCGATCAAGCACAACCAACAGCTTGACGTCGACTCTGCCGTCAGTAAGGCAAGTGAAACAGCTCACGAAGCAGTTGACAGCCTCAGAGAACTTCTCCTTGGCAAGAGCGATGTCGCAGGCCACGGTGATCCAAGCAGCATGCCGCCTACCAAGGGCACAACTACATCGGTACCTATCCGGCACAATCGGGAAGGTGGTAACGACGCTTCCGTCACAGCCACAGCAGTCAGAGAGCAGGGAGGAGACAAGACAGAAGTCTCCAAGTCAGACCTTATCGTCAAGGACCTTTACGACATTGGTCGAGTTGCCAGTATCATTGGTGAGCTACGGTGGATCAAAACCGACTTAGCCTTAGAAGACCAGCTAGAGCAGGACGCATCCACTGCCCAGACCGATGCTGCTCAGAAGGCCTTGGAGACCTTGTGCGAGTTCCTCACCATCATGGTGAAGGAAGAGGTCGATGAGATCATGTCCAACGCCGACGTGCAGTTGGATGGTGGCACTAGCGTGCCCGTGCTGGAGATAGTTGCGAACGCAGCAGGGATGATGAACATCGACTTTCGTAAAGCTCTGCGAGCGGTTGAAGGCTTGCCTGAAGCCTTTGCTGATGAGCTTAGTAAGGCTGGAAACAAGCTTACTGAGGCTCAGATGATGCATCTGCAGAGCGCACACGATCATGTGGCTGCTGCAAGCGGGGGCGATGCTTGCAACGGCGGCGATGATGGTGACATGGGCAAACTGAACGCTGCAGCTAAGGAGAGACTGCAGACAGTTCATGATCACCTGGGTGCACTTGGGACCACTTGCAAGGCGGCCAAGCTTGCATTCGGGCCCCACGTGCACTCACCGCTGAAGAAGCGCCTCGAAGACCTCAACGATGATGATCTGACACTCGACAATCCCAATCTGCCCCCAAGCGTCCTCAAGTTGCTTGGTAAGACGAACGGCATGGAGTTCCAGCTCGGCAAGCTTGGTACTACAGTGTCTGACCTGATCAAAGAGGTCAAGAAGCTGAAAGATCAACCGATGCCTGGTAAAGGCGTCAGAACGTATACGGCGGTTGCCAAAGGGCAAGACGTCGGCTCACAAGGTGGGAATGGCCAACTCTCACCTGATGATCAAGCAGTCGTAGCGGCGTATTACGACCGTCTGGGTAAGATGGACGAGACGCAACGGGCGAAAGAGCTGATCAAAATGTCGTTGGCTCAGCCAGTGTTTCGGATGGATTGACCGGGGACGGAAGACCAGATGAACACGTACTACATAGTAACCGCAACCTACTCAACCCAAACTGAAAGGATCCAGTAACATGGACCCCTGGAGTCAATTGGGCGGGATGTCGGTCACCCAAGAAACCCTGGCAATGATGAAGGGTACACTTGGGACGCCGACAGATCGCATGGGTCGTCCTTTGCAGAAGGGCGTAACCCTATCTACGGGCCTGACTTGGTACGACTTGATGGCCCCAGCGAAGAACATCTACCCCACGATCACTCCTCTCCGCAACACGGTTCCCCGTGTCAAGCGTCCGGATCCTGGTGATGCAGCCCGGTGGAAACGAGTGACCAGTCTCATTGGGAGCGGCTGGGATTCAATGGGGTGGGTACCAGAAGGTCAGCGTAGTGGCACGATGAGCTATCAGACGGCCAACTGCGCAGCCAGTTACGTCACGCTCGGCGAAGAAGACTTCCTGACCTTCGAAGCAGAGGCTGCGGCCGAAGGCTTCGAGGACGAGAACGCGATGGTCACCTTCCGTCTGCTGCAGAAGACCATGCGTAAGGAAGAGATCGCCATCCTCGGCGGGAACGCTACTCTCGTGTTACCCGCTCCTGGAACGATCACTACGGCAGCTGCGGGTACTGGTGGAACGCTAGGCGCTGCTACGTACTCTTGCATCGTTGTGCCCTTGACTCTCGAGGGCTACAAGAACAGTTCGCTCGCGAGTGGTGTTGCTACCAGCAAGACCATCACCGGAGCGGATGGCAAGACGTACACGCTGAATGGCGGTTCTGGTGTGAAGTCTGCCGCGGCGTCCCAAGCGGTTACTGCAGGTCAGTCGCTTACTCTGACCACTACTCCAGTGACCGGTGCCGTAGCCTATGCGTGGTTCATCGGCACACCAGCGGGCAGCGAGACTCTTCAGGCCATCACTGGCAACAGCCAGCTGGTCTTTGGGTCGGCTATCATTGCTGGTCGTCAGAACGCTACGGCTGTCACTACGGACAGTAGCCGTAACCCTTCGCTGAGCTTCGACGGGTTGCTAACTGTGGCCTTGAACGGTAGTGACCCGTTCTTCGTATCAGGCAACGCAACGGCAAATCCGTTCGTGAACTACGTTGCTGCGGGTACTGGTCTCCACACCAGTGGTCGAGGGAGCGTACTCGAGATCGACAACATGCTGCAGTACATGTGGGATAACTTCAATCTTGGGCCGACGGTCTTGTACGTCAATTCTCAAGAGCAGAAGAACATCACTTCGGCAGTACTCTCGAACGCGTCTGCCCCGCTGCTCCGGTACACGGTTCCCACTACTCCGGGAGAGGCGTACGGAGTGACTGCAGGTGGCGTGATCGATTACTACTACAACCCGTTCGCATCTGACGGCGGCTACAAGATGCCCGTCAAGCTGCACCCGGATGTACCGCCTGGAACGATCCTGGGCTACTGCGAGAAACTCCCGCCATGGTACCAGTCCAACGAGGTGCCGAACGTTGCAGAGATGCTTCTGCGACGCGACTACTACCGCGTTGATTGGCCGCTTCGTACCAGACAGCGTGAGTACGGCATCTATATGGAAGAGGTTCTCGGCGTCTATGCACCCTTTGCCATGGGGGTGATCTCAAACCTCAGCAACGTGGTCGGATAGCTTCGGCAGGAAGATCGCGCCAGAGAGGAATGAGGGGAGTGGGCTCCGGGACCTCCCATCTTCGGGGCCCACTTTCCAACTACACCACCAAGACGGGCAAGTAACGAATGGCTAGCTTAGACCTGACAACGCTACAGAGGGTCAAGGACTATATGGGGATTGCAGCCCCATATAACCTCTTGACTGACAACGTCCTCAACATGTTCATACACTCCACTAGCTCAATCATCCTGAGCTACCTGGAGCGGGGAAGCTTTGTCAGCTCTAAGCACAGCGACATCTTCGACGGTCAAGGGAACCAGATGCGTTTCCCTCACTATTGGCCAGTGACCTCAGTGATGAATGTCCAGGTCGACAACTTTGTAGTACCACCTGCTGGCATCGTCAATCCGACTAATACTAACGTCAATCTGCAAGGCGGCTGGCGCTTGGAATACTGGGACGGTCTGCCTCCTGGAGAGCATCAGGCAGTAGAGCTTGACGGCTATGCGTTCAGACGAGGTCATCTCAACTGCCGCATTGACTACGTCGCAGGGTACCTGAACCAAGAGACCATCTTGATCGACGGTACAGGTACCACACAGACGCTACAGCAAGGGTACGGCCTGTGGCTTGCAGACAGCGGTGTGGCCCTGTTATCTGACGGCACCCCATTACAGCTAGTTCCGCCTCCTACCCCACCGGCAGTGCTATCTACGGGCCAGTACGCGTTAGATTCTACGGTCCCGGGCGGTTACATCTTCTCACCGGCGGATAGCGGTGTCCCGGTGATAGTCAGCTACAGCTTCTGTCCGTACGCTGTGGAGCAGGCTTGCTGGGAGTTTGTTGCAGTCAGTTACAACCGCAGACAGCATCCGGGTCAGCGCAGTCGCTCTCTCGCGGCTCAAGAAAGCGTGACGTACGACCCTCAAGGCATACCATCGTACATCCTTGATGCTCTTCAACCCTTCAGATCGGTACTGCCGGAATGAGCGACTCAATCAAGATCACGCTAACCGGAAAAGAGGCTATGGTGGCTCGCTTCAATAAGGCGAACACATCTCTCTTGGGTCTGTTACGTACTCGCCTGTCGTCCTGGGCGATGGAGATCCGCGATCTCATGGCTAACGCTGCTGGCCGCCGTACAGGTAAGCTGTCGAGTAGCATCACCGCTAATGTCTCGAGCACGCCCTCGTCGGTACGGGTAGACTTCAAGGCAGATACTCCTTACGCAGCTATTCAGGAGTTCGGTGGGACGATTCCTGGACACGAGATCACTCCTATCAAAGGTCAGGCCCTAGCTTTTGCATGGGGCATGAGAGGGTCCCTCGGGTCGGACTACTTTGCCCACGTGTTCTGGCCAGGAGCAACGATACCCGGTAAGCACTACGTCTACAACACTCTAAGGGCTCACAGAGCTGAGTTCTTAGCGATCTGCCAACAAGCCGCAGCTGACAGCATGAAACAATGAACTACTTTCCGCCAATCTCACGCGAAGCCGTCATGACATCGCTGTTCACAGTGTTTCAGACGTTGCTGGCTCCTGCCGGCCCATTTAATCACATGAGCCGCAAGCTCAAGCTGTGGGACGAGGTACCTCCTGAGATGCAGCCTGCTCTGTACATGGTCGAACATACAGAACGTCCCCTCCAATCGCCTCGAGGGCTGCCGAAGAAGGCCGAGTGGGAGATCATGCTGTTCATCTACGCCAAGGCGGACACTGATGACAAGATCGGCAGCGTAATCCTCAACAACCTGATAGACGAGGTAGAAGGGGTCTTGCAGATCGACAACCAGCTCGAGAACAATCTGACCTTAGGCGGTATCGTCTACCGTATCTGGGTGGATGGACTCATCCGAAAGGATCCGGGGGATCTCGAGGGCCAGGCGCTGGCTCTGTATCCAATCAAGATCCGGCCGCCGTAACCAGACCAGGAGATACTTCGATGGCACAAAATCCCAATCCTACACCAAGGAACGAGGGGCAGATGGATCCCGTGAAGGATATCTCACAAGAGGCCGCTGCAGCCGGCGAGGCGCAGAAGACTCAAGCTGCCCAGCCAGTTGACGCAATTGACGAACTAGTCGACAAGTGGTTCGTTGAGAACGTCTACAACAGCCCGCTCAGCCGGGATACTGACGCCTTCAACTACCTACGCGAACGGACTCAACGACTCAAGACTGCCCTCAAGGGACTGAAGCACTAACAGGAGATATCGTCATGCAATTCGCTTTTGGTTCCGGTCTCTTGTGGGGGATTCGGAATGATGTTGCCAATAGCACACCCGTTCGGTTTGGTGCGCTACAGGATGTCACGATCGACTTTGACGGTGAGCAGAAGGAACTGTTCTCGCAGTATACCTTCCCCATCGACACTGCTCGTGGCAAGACGAAGATCGTAGGCAAGGCCAAACTGGCGCAGATCTCTGCGGTTCAGTTTTCGAACCTGTTCTTCGGCACTGCGCCCACAGCGGGACAGACTCTGGTCGCACACGACGAGATTGGTACGCCTACGACTACGTACACCGTAGCCAACGGCACCACGTTTGCGTTGGACCTTGGTGTCAGGTATCAGGCAAGTGGGTTGCCATTGAACTTGGTAGCCGCCGCGCCCACTGTAGCTGGTACTTACCAGGTAGCCTCGGGAGGTGTCTATACCTTCTTCAGTAGCGACTCTGGTAAACCGATGCTGTTCGACTACACGTACACATCGGCTTCTGCTGGTCAGACGATCCTTGTGCAAAACCAGCTCATGGGCTTCAGTCCAAGGTTCTCAGCCATCTTCACCGAGAACTACGAGAACAACACGATGACTTTGCAGCTTTTTAGCTGTGCGAGTACCAAGCTGGGGTTTGCATCGAAGATCGATGACTACATGATCCCGGAACTTGACTTCACAGCCTACGCTAACCCAGGAGGTCAGGTATACACCTTCAGCACAACCCAGTAAACGGAAGGCCCAACATCGCGGATCGGGGTGGAGGTACCCCGATCCATTTGATAATCACCGTAGGTACGCCTACGGTGCAATCCGGACGGCGCCGTAGCGCCGATACTTTCTTCTCGGCCGTTAAGGCGCTGACTTTACTACAATACGAGCCAAGATCAAGGAGAATAACATGAGTAGCACGTCAGGTACCGGCTCATCAACTATCACTCAACTGTTTTTCCACGTGGGTGAGAAGTCGTACGAGATCCGTCCGGCTCCATTACGGATGCTGAAGAAGATCTGGGCAGCCTTGCCTAAGATGACGGCATTGTCTGCTCAGATGCAGACGATGATAGAAGAGGCTGGCGGAGCTGCAAAAGTCAGAGACGATATGTTCATGGATATCCACTCCAAGCGCATCGACGTTCTTGTCGGGGTGCTATGCGAGGCTGCGGGCATAACAGTCTCTGAGGCTGAAGAGAACCTGACTAAAGATCAGGTGGAGGAACTGCAAGTCATCTTCAACCAGTACCTCGGTATGAGCGGGTTCGACAGAGATGTCGAGGACTCACGCCCAAACGGGGGAGCGGGCCCTCCGGTAGTGGGCCCAGTTCAGGCTTTGACGGAAACTGGGACGCCATCACGGCCGAACTGACGGCGCTGGGCATATGTGGTGGGGATTGGGATCGTGTGGAAGACTCAATCACGTTGCCCAGGCTTGTGGCACTGCGAGAGTACTGGCGTAAGGTTCCACCTGCTAGTGTTGTTCTTGCTGCAACTCACGGCCTCCTCGGTAGGTCAGGTGGTGGGGGGTCTTCGTCTGGGCGTGCCTTAGTAGAGTCTAAGCCTATACGAGGTAAAGAGTTGTTCGAGATGATCAAGGGCGCCGGTGGTACTATAAGGGGCTAGGTGAGATCAAATGTCCGGTAATGTAAACGCAAACGTCTCTGCAGACATCGCACAATTTATGGCTGCGATGCAGCAAGCTGCTGCACAGATGAATACGTTTGCCTCTACCGTAGCATCGGCATCTGCTCAGGCTCAAGCTTCTATGGGGGCGATGGGTACTGCTACCCAGAATGCCACCAACAATATGCGGACGGGATTCACTAATGCAGGAGGTGCAGCAGGTACTTTAGGAGGAAGACTAGCCAACCTTGGGATGAGTGCAGACTTTGCCGCCAGAAAGCTGTCTGCGGTCATTGACGAGTCGCTTGCTGGTCGCTGGCGCCAGTTCGATGGGACGGTAGCGTCTATCGTCACTCGTATCATAGCAGCTAACGCAGCCCTTGGAGGAATGATTGTAGCTGCCGCAGCAGCAACTGCTGCTGTAGGATACCTAGCCTATTCGTGGATTCAGACGGCCAATGCTATTAAGCAGGCCGAGAATAACATGATCTTGATGGGCACCCACGGTTCGGATGCCATCGCCAGGATTAAAGGGCAACTGACTGACCTGACCGACAACTGGAATCTGTGGCAGAACCAAGCCAACAAGGTTGTAGATACTGTCAGTGGTATGCCTCCAGTATTCGATCAGTTCGCCGATCGAGTAAATCATCTGGCAGTTGCCTTCCACGATATGACAGGGGAGAGTTTCGATAAGACCCTAGAGAAGATCAAGGCTGCTGGACAGCACGGGGCTGAAGGTCTGCTTAAGCTCGCAGAAGGTACTGGTGCTCTTGAAGGTAAGACTACTGCGTCGGGAGAGTCTCTTAAGAAGCATATCGAGACTGAGATAGAGGCAGGCAGACAGTCCAACGCCGTTAACGATATCCTGAAGGCTCTTGAGACCCAGTTCGTTAACTACGCCGCCGAGGTTAGGAAATCTGACCAGGCGATGCGTGACTGGATTCTTACCAATGCGGCCATTACGGCTCAAGGCGGTCAGGCTGTAGGTCCACCGCCAGAGAGGCCTAAACCACCGGAAATTAAGGTTGATGTTCATGCTGCTGAGTTGACAGCCACTCAGGACAGACTGAATAGGTCTCTCCAGGAAAGGGATAAGTATACTCAGGAGCTTGCACAGGCTCAGGAGCTTTTGAATAATGCTGAGAAGTCGGGCGATCCCGATAGGATAGCCCGTGCAACGGAAGCTGTAGCTACTGCTCAGAAACACCTGAATGAGATCCATACGACCACAGAAGAGACAGCTCACCGAGCTACTCAGGCTCAGATCGAAGAGGGTGAAGCAGCTGCTAAGACTGCCCGTGAGAAGGTTACTTATGCGAAGCAGGCACTTGATGAGGCTCTCAAGTACTACCATGAGGGCAGTGCCGAAGAGGTAGCGGCACGTAAAGCAGTTAGCGAAGCTGAGAAGTCAGCTGCTACAGAAGATTACCGGATCCAGAGCCTTAAGTATGAGCAACAGATTGCAGCTGCTAAGGGCAACTTAGGGGCCCAGAAGAAGATCTACGACGAGTGGCTGGCTTACGCTAAGACTATCTACCCGCAGGAATCGACCGAGTATCAGCAGATACTGCTGAAAGAGACCGAGGCTATGCACCGGCATACTGCTGCCGGTGTGGATATGAAGAAGGAGGAACTTCGGCAAGAGATTGCAGCTGCTCAGGGCAACTTCACTGAGATGCTCAGGCTTGA